CTCTCAACTACTCCTTTATCATAAACTACTTTTATTTTACCGTCAAGTAGTTTAGAGAAAAAAGTTTTGGATACAAAAGTGCTTTACAGCTAATCCAAATTACAACTTTTAACTCTTAAACTTCTTGTCAAATCAACAAAAAAGTGCTTTACAGCAAAACTCTAGAGCAAAACTCTCCACTCTCTACACCAGTTCTCAAACTCTGGTGATTGCATACTCATTCCATGCGGCATCACATACCTTGCCTCTATCTCAGTCTTGTATAAATGCCTTCCATTAGCAGCTTGAGCAGATGCTAATCCAGCTCTCGTGGCTGGAAAGTATTTATTTTGTTCTTCTAGCTCGTCATCTCCTAAGACGATGACTGAAACGGAATAGCATGGAATTAATTTATCTTTGAATGATTCCAGCCTATTCGCGTGCCACTGCTGTGGGCGTTCTAATGCTTTCATCTTCCTCCTGTGGGTGTAAACAGCTCCCACGACTGCCTTTCGGCAGTTTCGTTCACGCTGCAAATGAACTCGTCAGGTGGGTTATTTTGCTGCCCATTTTTCAAAGCTCTTAACAGGTAACGAGCGCTTCTGTCTGTCAAGCACGTATTCATCATACGCATTCAGAATACTCGTTTTAGCCGCTATCTTGGCTTCTTTCTCGCCAAGTCTTAATTGAATTTGTGCCAGGACAGCAGCTTCATCACTGCCTAGCTCTTTGGATTTATAGCGATCAACGGCATTCAGTCCGTTGCGTCGATCGTCCATTGATTCCACTACTTGCCCTATCTCTGGATTCCAAAAGTAGGAGACTATATAATCGTCTCCCACCCAGAAACGCTGTTTACTAGCGTTTCTCTTGATTTTTGCAAACCAGTCGGGTACTGTTATCATCTCTTTTATCGTCATGTATTCTGTTAGTATTATTTCTACATCTTTGTTGAATCTCACTATCCCTATGTCCGGTCCGTCTCTTAACACAACTCTAATTCTTAGCTTGTATGCTAATACTTCAGATAAGAAGTCTCTAGCAGCAAACCGGAAATTCAAATACGCCGCTAATCCTATTATCTGTCCCCTATGTGGGGAGAGTTCTTGTGATAGCATTTATTGATAAACGGCTTTTGTTTTGGCAATATTGTATATATACAATTGGTGAAATTATGGCTAATTTAGGTGAATTAATAGTTCAATTATCCTTAGACTCTGATAAGTTTGAGCAAACATTAGCTAATGCTAAAAAATCTGTTCAGTCGTCAGTTAAAGAGATTGAGCAAAACTTAAAATTTAAAAAAATTTCTATTAAAGTTGATGACTCTGCTTTAAATAAATTAAATAAGCATTTAGACAAAAAGAAAGAACATATCGACAATCTTAACAAGTATCTAAAACAAACTCCCTTAACCGTATTTGTAAATGACAAAGCATTAACAGATTTAAGTTATAAATTAGCTGGGTTAAAAAGACAAAAAAATACAATACAAGTTGATTTAATCGTTAAAGAAAGTAAAACAACTAAAAGTAGTCAAAAATCATCTACTGGGACAAGTAGTAAGACGGATGGTAAAGAGACTGGACATCAATTTTTAGAGGGCGTAAAAACTGGAATTAATACAATTGATGATGTTGGCAAGATAGCAGGTAAAAAACTAAAAAAAGCAGTTGAAACAGAGCTTGGTATACGTTCACCTGCAACATCTGGAATTGATGCAGGTAAAAAATATGTTGAAGGGGTAGAAATAGGGATACAAAACGAATTACCCAGAATTAAAAAAGCAGGTAAAAAAATTAAAGAAATTTTAGCAAAAGAGGTTTCTTTAGAAACAGTTGCTTCGACTGAAATTGTTAATCAATCGTCAACTCCAAAGACAAAAACTTCTAAAACAAAAAACACTAAAAACTCTGCGGTTGCGTCAGCTTTTCAGAGTCCAAATAATGTAATTCAACAAATTGAAACTCTTAAAAAAGAGCAGCAAGAGTATTTTAACCAAATACAGTTACAAACTATTTCTATTGAACAATATAATGCTTTTATTGGACAATTACATAAAGAACTAGATAGCCTAAAAACATTTGCTACAGCTGAACAAAAAACTAAAATAACAGCAGCCAAGAGCCAATTTACAAAATCAAAGACTAAAGCTAAAAACATCTCTCAGCCTTCGCAAACACAAACTCTTAATAAAAAAACTAATCCATTATCTAGTTCTAGTGCTATTCTCGCTCAACAAGAGAAAAATTTAGTAGGCTTTCAAGAAGATGCATTAAAACTGATTGAGTCTAGCGATATGGCAGGCTTTAGCAAGTTAATGGTTAATTACGAAAAACTTGCTAGCAATACTTTTGCTTCTGTTGATAAGTTAGTTAAAAACATAAAATCACCAGAAGAAGCGAACTTAATATCAAAAGTAATTGAAAATTTAAATAGAAAATATAGTGAGTCTAAGACACTACTACTCCAGCGTCTTCAAATTAAAATAGCTCCTCCACAGCAAGTCAATCAAGACAAAGTAGCAGGCTCAGAAATTAAAACAGTTGCTTTAAATGTATCTAAAGCAATTGATATAACAGATGATGAAATATTAGCAATTATTGAAGATTTAGACATACAGCTAGGAACAGAAAATTATTTACCTATTTTCCACCTACAAGACAAATTAAACATTAACAGGAAAGAACTAGAGAAAGCTTTATATCGATTGCAAAAAGCAAATAAGATTGATTTAGATTCGTTAAGTGAATATAGTGCTTATACGCCAGAGCAAATTAGTGCAGGGATACCTCAAATAGCGGATGGGCCTTTATTCTTTATACAATCATTACAGAAAAAAATACCAGGAACAGCAACCTCTAATTCTACGACACCTCCTCTCTCTGAAGCTGAAAAAGTTTTAGAAAACACGATTAGTGATGATGAAGTACTTAAAGTAATTAGAGAATTAGATGAAGAACTAGGTACAGAAAATTATTTACCAATATTTCATCTTAGAGATAAATTAAAACATATTAGGAGAAAAGAATTAGATGCTGCTTTGTTTCGTTTACAAAAAGCTGATAAACTTGATTTAGGGACTATACAAGAAACAAATCAATATACTGCTGAACAGCTTGATGCAGGAATTCCTGATGATTATATTTATCAATGGTTTTTCTTGATGCAAACAGATAAACCTGTAGGTACAGACGTAGATAACCCCTTAAATACAGATAAAAAAGATTTTCAAAATTTAGAGTTAACTAAACCTAAAAAAGAGAAAAAACCTAAAGCTAAAAAACAAACTTCTAATAAGAAATCTAACCCATTATCTAGTTCTAGTGCTATTCTTGCTCAACAAGAAAAAAGTTTAGTAGACTTTCAAGAAGAAGCACTAAGATTAATTGAGTCTAGCGATATGACAGGCTTTAGCAAGTTAATGGTTAATTACGAAAAACTTGCTAACAATACTTTTGCTTCTGTTGATAAATTAATTAAAAACATGAAATCACCAGAAGAAGCAAACTTAATATCAAAAGTAATTGAAAATTTAAATAGAAAATACAGTGAATCTAAAACACTACTGCTTCAACGTCTTCAAATTAAAATAGCTCCTTCACAACAAACTAATCAAGACAAAGTAGCAGGCTCAGAAATTAAAACAGCTGCTTCAAATGTATCTAAAGCAATTGATATAACAGATGATGAAATATTAGAAATTATCGAAGATTTAGATACACAATTAGGAACAGAAAATTATTTACCTATTTTCCACTTACAAGACAAATTAAATATTGATAAAAAAGAACTAGAGAAAGCTTTATATCGATTGCAAAAAGCAAATAAGATTGATTTGGATTCATTAAGTGAATATAGTGCTTATACGCCAGAGCAAATTAGTGCAGGGATACCTCAAATGGCGGATGGGCCTTTATTCTTTATACAATCATTACAGAAAAAAATACCAGGAACAGCAACCTCTAATTCTACGACACCTCCTCTCTCTGAAGCCAAAAAAGTTTTAGAAAACACGATTAGTGATGATGAAGTACTTAAAGTAATTAGAGAATTAGATGAAGAACTAGGTACAGAAAATTATTTACCAATATTTCATTAAAACATATTAGGAGAAAAGAATTAGATGCTGCTTTGTTTCGTTTACAAAAAGCTGATAAACTTGATTTAGGGACTATACAAGAAACAAATCAATATACTGCTGAACAGCTTGATGCGGGAATTCCTGATGATTATATTTATCAATGGTTTTTCTTGATGCAAACAGATAAACCTGTAGGTACAGACGTAGATAACCCTTTAAATACAGATGAAAAAGATTTTCAAAATTTAGAGTTAACTAAACTTAAAAAGGAGAAAAAACCTAAAGCTAAAAAACAGTCTGCAAATACAGGTAAATCCAAAAAGAAAAACCAATCAACAAGTTATGAAGAAATCAAAGAGGATATTTCTGCGGCAGCGGCTGCTAGTCTTAACTTGTCTGAAGAATCTAGCGCTCTATTAGCTGAGTATGAAAAACAATCTAAAGAAATACAAGAAGCTGGTTTAAAATTACTTAAATCTAAAAACTTTTCAGAGTTTAAAAATGTTTTTATAAAATACAAAGAGATATTAAATATTAACATTAATGCTCTTAATGAATTGCAGAATAAAGCTAAGAATATTGGAGCAGCGGCAGAAGAGCTAAACCAGGTAGTTGATGCTATTAACAAGATGCAACAATCTTATAATCAAACATCTGAAACATTAAAAGAAAATTACCAAAAAATTAAACAAGAAAGCGCGGAAACAGTTAAAAAAACAGTGCAACCACCAAAAATAAAAGAGGAGAAAATACCAGAAGCACCAAAAATAAAAGAGGAGAAAATACTAGAAGCACCAAAAATAAAAGAGGAGAAAATACCAGAAACACCAAAAATAAAAGCAAAGAAAACAGCCACAACTCCTAAGAAAAGTAAGCAAGCGGAAGTAGAACCAACTTATGATCAATTCAAAAAAGATGCTTTAGGTTTATATAGGGAACTCAATATTGGAGAAGATTTGAGTGATGGTGGTTTTATGTCCATTCATCAACTTAAAACAATGTTGCCTGATAAAAGATATTCTCAAGCGCAAATTGAGCAATATTTGTCGGATATGCAAGGTGATGATTATTTTAGATTATATCAAGACAGTGGTGCTACTCCACAAGAACAAGAAGCTGCTATTAAGCCTGGTGGCTTTACTAGAACACATTTTTCCTTGGAATCCCAGCATTTAGGGATGCTTAAAAAGAAGTCTTTTGAAGAGATATCTAAAACATCGCAACATTCTTATAACACGTTCAAAAAAGACATTGCAGACTTGTTTACAAAACTAGATACGCAAGGAGATCATCAAGGACTAGTACCTATTTACGAATTAAGAAGGAAGCTAGAAGAAGGAAAGTATAGCAGGGAAGAGTTTGACACATTTTTAACAAAAATGATACAAGATGACTACTTCACTGGTATAAGTGCAGAAATGAAAAATAGCTCGTCAGGATTTAAAGGGAAAGATTTTGAGAATATGTCTTCCCCTGATATGATTAGGGATTCATTGAAAGTACAAGGCACCACAGCGAGAACTGTAGTAAAGGCATCAGATAAGTTTGATGAAATTGCACCACCTATCGTAACTGCACCACCTATCGTAACTGCACCACCTATCGTAACTGCACCACCTATCGTAACTGCACCACCTGTCGTAACTGCACCACCTGTTGTAGCGCCAGTACCTAAAGCAACAGATGAAGCTAAGATAATTAACAAAGAAGCTGCAAAGCTACTTGTCGATTACCAAAAACAATCCGCTATTGCATTAGAAACCGGTTCTAAACTACTTATCTCTAAGGATTTTACTGCTTTTAAAAATGTTTTTATTAACTACAAAAAAATGTCAGAAGAAAATTTAGAAGCACTTAAAAACCTAAAAGAAAAAGCTAAAAGCACTGGAGCAACAGTAGAAGAAATATCTAAAATAGCAAAAATGATAAATAATGCGGAAAAATCTTATGCTGATGTTTCTAACGATTTAAAAAGTACTTATCAAAAAATTAATGAAGATAATAAAAACAATGCTAAAACAATAGCAAAAAGTTCTTCTAAGCCTACTCCTGCTCCCAAGCCTGCTCCTGCTCCCAAGCCTGCTCCTGCTCCTAAACCTATTTCCAAAACTGAAATACAACCTACGTACGATCAATTCAAAAAAGATGCTTTAGGTTTATATAGGGAACTCAATATTGGAGAAGATTTAAGTGATGGTGGTTCTATGTCCATTCATCAACTTAAAACAATGTTGCCTGATAAAAGGTATTCTCAAGCGCAAATTGAGCAATATTTGTCGGATATGCAAGGTGATGATTATTTTAGGCTATATCAAGACAGTGGTGCTACTCCACAAGAACAAGAAGCTGCTATTAAACCCGGTGGCTTTACTAGAACACATTTTTCCCTAGAATCCCAGCATCTAGGAATGCTTAAAAAGAAGTCTTTTGAAGAAATATCTAAAACATCACAACACTCGTATAACACATTTAAAAAAGACATTGCAAATTTATTCACAAAACTAGATACTCAAGGAGATTATCAAGGATTAGTACCTATTTACGAATTAAGAAGAAAACTAGAAGAAGGAAAATATAATAGAGAAGAGTTTGATACATTTCTAACAAAAATGATACAGGACGACTACTTTACTGGTGTAAGTGCAGAAATGAAAAATAGTTCTTCAGGATTTAAGGGGAAAGATTTTGAAAATATGTCCTCTCCTGATATGATTAGGGACTCATTAAAAGTACAAGGCACCACAGCGAGAACTGTAGTAAAAGCATCGGATAAATTTGATGAAATCAAAGTTTCTGACGCAGCAAATCTTAATAATACTGGCAAAGAAGTTGTTAAAGGCATGAAGTCTGGTGTCGCCGACATGGACAAAGTAGGCAAGGAAGCGGGTAAAAAATTTAAAAAAGGCGTTCAATCAGAGTTGGGCATCAAATCTCCGTCTACAGTCGCTATAGATATTGGGGAAAAATTTATACAAGGTTTAATAATAGGACTTAAAAATAAAATTCCTGAATTAAATAATTTCGTCAAAAATGTAGTTTTATCCTTTAAAAATACATTTTTGAAAAGCAATAACTCTTCTGAAAATTTTGTTTTGCCTGACAAAAATCTAGTAAAAAACTTAATACCTAAAATAACATCTAGTCATGTATTTAACAATTTTAAATTAATTGGCACAAGTGTCTCTGAAGGTTTTTTGGCAGGTGCTACTAATTTAAAAAAAGGATTTGAGCCTGTTGGAAACATTTTTAAGTCTATAATTACCAAGGTCAAATCTGTGCTTAAAATTAGTTCTCCTTCAAAAATTATGGAGTCAATCGGACTTGACTTTGGTAAAGGCTTTGAAAATGGCGCGATGGCTTCCTTGGTATATTCTTCCCACAAAATATCTGAACAATACAAGAAGACAATTAATAAGTTAATATCAAATCCTGCGACATCAGCTGCTCAACGACAACAACTAATAGCACAAAGAGACGCTATAGATAAGCAGTTACAAACATTTGCTCAGAAATACAAATCTGGAGGGTTTGTAAATGAAAAAGAAGCAATGAAAGAAGTTGGTAAAATATTTGCAGATAGTATAAAAGCAGGCAAATCACAAGGGCTGGATGTACGCCAAATTATTGCAGATGCCAAACAGCAATTTGAAACAGCACAAAAACCTTTAATGGAGCAGTTATTTGATTCTTTTAAAGGTTTGTTTTCGTTTGACTCTCAAGATGGGAGTATTGGTGGAATTGCAAAAATGGTTCAAAGTTTAGCTCCTCTTTTCTTAGCAGTTGGTGGTGCTATTTTTGTTGCAATTACTCAATTTGAAAAGTTTGTACAACTTTTCCAAAAACTTGAACCAATGCAAAAACGTCTTGAATTTACTTCTGGTAGTAAACAGGGCGCTATAATGGAAACAGATTATGCACTTCAATCTGCAAAGCAAATAGGAGTTCCAGCAGAAAGTGCAATAGATGCCTACGGTAAAATAGCTGCCGCAGCCAAAGGGACAAAGTTGGAAGGCAAAGGAGCTAAAGAATTATTTGAGGGAATTAACCAGTCTATTGCTAGTATGGGGCTTGGAACTGCGGATGCTAGTCTTGTCTTCATGGCATATACTCAAATGCTCTCTAAAGGCAAAATTTCAATGGAAGAATTAAGGCAGCAGTTAGGAGAGCGATTTCCCCCTGCAATGCAAGTATTTGCTAAAGCTTTAGGTGTTTCTGTTGCAGAAGTAACTGAGTTGTCTAAGCAAGGCGCATTGTTATCGGAAGAAGTATTGCCAAAAGTGGCGAAAGTATTAAAAACTGACTTTAAAGGTTCTTCCGACACTGGAGATAGTTTTGCTGTTGCATTAGTAAAACTAGAAAATATTGCAACTGAAATTAGCTTTAAGATAATTAACGCGTTTTCTGGCACATTAGCTGGAATTACCAATGTAGTTACTGGATTTGCACAACTAATAAGTAATTCTTTTGATTTAGCGCTAAAAGCTGTTGGTTCTTTCTTTATTGGAGCTGCGGCTTTAATGACAACTGGATTAACATTTTTGCTTAAATCTACTCCAATAGCTGCTTGGGCAACTAGTTTTGTTGGTTTGTTGACTGCTGGAATAGCTCCACTAATTACTTCTGTTTTTTCAGTTGCAGCACCTCATATAATGGCGGGAGTTGCATCTATGTTCGCTGAGCATAACCCATTTCAAATTATAGCTGACAGTTTTAAAAATTATATGGCTATGATTGTTACTACGGTAAATCAAATTAAACAACAATTTACAGGAGAAGGACTTTTATCAGTAATTATTGGCAAAGAAGTTTCTAGTAATCCTTTTCAATCGCTTATAGAATCTTTAACTAACTTGTTTAAGATGATTCCTTCTGGAGTTTTAGAGTTTATAGCATTAACACTAGTTCTTGGACAAATACGTTCTTTAGCTGTTCAATTAGCCGGACCAATTTTGACAGCTTTATCTAGTGCTTTTACGGTTTTTAAAGCTGCTCTTTCTTCTGTGGCTCAATCAGCAACAAATTTACCTCAGATGTTGGCTAATGTGGGTAAAGCCGCTAAATCTTTAGCTACTTTGTTAGCGGAAGCTATATTAGCAATAGGCATACTTTTATTATCTAAAAGTGATTTTTCTAATCCTGTTCAACAGTCCATGGATAAAATGGCTTCTGCTATTAATGGTTCTTTGAATAGCATTACAAATACTATTGATGGAATGAATAAAAGCCTTCAAAATACAAGTAATATCAGCAGTAATGTAGGGACAAGCATTAAATCTATTGCAGACTCAATTCCATCAAAAGGATTGCAGCTAGATATTTTATTTGCTCTTGGATTTAAAAATAAAGGATATACTACAGACGATTTTGTTAAAAATGTCAATAAAGCATTAAGAGGCGAAATAAGTGAAAAAGACTTAGGTATTCTTGAAAAAATGAAATACAAAGAAGTTTTGCAAGGTAGGCAAGCTGAAGCTTCTGGCGACTGGATGAGAACACCAATTGGTGGAACTCCATCAGCAAACAAAAAACTTACTAATAATCAAAAAGCTATTATACAGCAATATGGGCTAACAGGACTTGTAGCAGATTCAGATTATGATATTACTTTGGGAACACAACAAGTACTAGAAAATTTTGAAAATTTAGATAAGAATCTTAAAGGGTTTAAGACTAAAGCAAAAGACATAGGACTTACTGAAGAAACCAAAAGTAAGTTATTGTCAAATCCTGCGGTAAAAAAATCCATTGAGGATGCAAACAGGATAAATGCTGAAATAATGGCTTTATCTCTGCAAAGGGCAAAAATATCTTCTAGCAAAAAACCGGAAGACATTAAAAAAGTAGCTGAAATTGATAAAGAAATAAAAGCTAAAACCGATAGATTTAAAGAAAAAACGAAGGGACTTGATGACATTAAAGATCAAGTTGCAGTCATGGAGGAAACTGTAAAACAGTTTGAATCATCTATTGATTCTATACCAGAGGCAGTACGCCCTAAATACAGAAAATTAGTAGAAGAGCTTAAAGCTGGTGCTGAAGAAGCCAAGAAGATTGTGTCTCAAAATCTTCCGACCAATCCACTTGAAAGTATTTACCAAAAAACTGTTACTGCGTTAAACAGATTTCAATCGGCTTACGAAAAGTTTTCTGCTGCAATAGGCAGGACATCGTCAATGAGAAGTGAACGCATATATTCCTCTGGGGCTAACTCTGGCGACATTAACAACGCCATAATGCAATCTGGGATTATTTCTGGAGAACAAAAAGTTAGAGGGTTATCTAGAATATTAACAATGCGAAAGGCTTCTCTAGACACTTTGTCATTAATTCCGCAAACGCTTCTTACTACTGATGTTAAAGATCAAATAAAAGAATTGCGTGATCAAGTTCAGAATGATGCAGGTGAATTAGCTGCGGGGAAAGCCGAAATTGCCAAGTCTAAATACGATTTAAAACAAGCTTTGGAACAACAGCAAAAACAAGTAGATGATTACGTTCGTTCTGTTACTAGAGAGATAGATCAAGGGCGATTAGAGATTAAAAAAGCTAACCAAGAAATACAAAACGCTAATTTTAAGACCAAAATTAATGAAGCTTTAACTGGATTAGGAGACACTGAGTTTACTAGATATATAGATGGGCTGGTATCTATTATAGAGCAATTAAATCAGACCGCTTTAGGGCAAATAGATACTGAAAGAACTAGTTTAGATTTTAAAAATAGAATCAAAGATAGTCAAATAGAAGCAAAAGATCTTATTGAAACATTACCTTCTGGTAAAGATATTATTGGAGTCACAGAAGATATTGAATCTGATATGAAAGAAGCCTTTACGCAATCAAGTAAAGAACTAGAGGCTTTAATAAACACAGTTAGAGCATCAGCAGCAAAAGTAACCGAACAGACTCAACAAACTGTTAAAGAGTCAGGGGAGGCTAATAAAAACACTGAAAAATTAAATGAAAACATGATAAAAACTAACGAGTCTGTTTCTAATATGAATGTTAGCTTGCAACAAACTGTTGACTTGCTAGAAAAATCTGCGGGCATAAAAATAGACCCTTATTCCAATACAACACCTACTCCATCAACTCCTACTAACAGCTCTTCAACATCTAGTAATTCATCTAACCCTAACAATATTCAGAATGTCTTTTCTTCTTTGTCTAGCTTGTTTGGTTTTTCACAAAATGCATCTAACGTATCACAAAACGCGTCTAACATAATTCATCCAGTAGCAGGAAATTCTACTTTTACAAGTGGATACGGGATGAGAAGGGGTAGAATGCACCAAGGAGTTGATTATGCAGCCCCAGTTGGTACTCCCGTTGTTGCTAGTTTTGACGGTAAAATTTCAAACATTGGTAATCAGCCTGGTGGATGGGGGAAATATATTCAAGTAGAACATTTGGTAGACAATAAGAAATTAGAAATATTAATTGCACATTTAGACTCAACACTTGCCACGGTTGGGCAACAAGTTAAAGCTGGAGAACAAATAGCGACAGTAGGTAATACAGGGAACAGCAGGGGACCTCACGCCCACATAGAAATAAAAGAAAATGGAATACAAATAAATCCAGCTAAATATATAACTAGTTCTATAAACCGTATAAATGCGACTTCTTCTGCTTCATCTACCCCTTCATCTGCTGGCGTAAACACTGGTGCTGTCGCAGATTCTCAAAAACAAAGAGAAGAGATTCTTAAACAACAAGATGAGGCAAATAAACAGCGTGCTGAAGCTTTAAGGAAACAAAATGAGGCATCAGTTATTCGTAATCTTGATAATTTCTTTAAAAATACTAGAAAAACAATCAGAGAATCTAGGGATTCCACTAATAGTTTAACAAGATCTTTTTCTGACATACTTAACGAATATTCTCCTGATAAATTACCTGATCCACTAACACCCGAAAGCATAAAGTTAACCGAAACTCTTAATAGGTTAAATGATACAAGACAAGATATCCAAGAGAGATTAAATAATCTTAGGCAATCCTTTGTAAAAGGAACCGATGGTAAATTAACTGATACGTTAGCTTTGTTTAACCCACTTAGGAAAGGGCTTGAGCAAATCACAGATGTAAAACAAAGAGAGAAATATCTAGATCGCCTTAACAAAGACGAACAACAATTAGCTTCTCAATTCAAAGTGGATATAGCAACTTTAAATACTACCTTGAAGTCGATAGACGTTCAAAAGAAAGAAATTGAAGAAAGGATTAAATTAACTAAAGCAATGTCTAGGCTTAGAAGAGAGTATGAGAATAGATCTAAAATAAGAGATTCGGATAATGTTTTAAGACAAGCTGAATTAGATGTAAGTCAAAAAAATAAAGAGATAGGAGAGTATGGGGTAAAAATAGAATTACAGGAATCAGCAAATCCAGGTTCTTTTATAGAAATATCTGATCGAGACATTAATCTAGAGAATAATCCAAATATTTTTACGTCACAAGAATTACTAGTAGAACATATAGGCAATTCTATTAAGGAAATAACAAATAGTACAACCCAAGAAAAGGAAAGGTTGCATAAAGAACATCAAAGGCTGTCCAAAATTTATTCTACCCCAGAATTACTAACTACGTTATCTCAAGAACAATATGCCAAATATAAACAAGATACTGAACAATATAATTTAGATATAGCAAAATTTGAAACCGATACTAAAAATAATACTAGTCGAAAAACGCAATTAAATAATGCTTTGTCAGCTTTTCAGTTAATCACAGACCTAAATAAACCAACAGCAAACCTTAAAGAGCCAAGATTTAATGGCTTGCAAATGAAAGCTAATAGACACGAATTTGGGCTCGATCTCGATTCAAAAGACTACGAATTCCAAGGAAATGCTTATTTTCCTGTAACACAAGATTCTTTTACCAAAGGACTTACGCCATTTAACCAAATGCAATTCTTAAATATTCGTTCAGTGCCAGAACTGCAATTTGAAGAGAGGAAACTTCAGATTGAAGATGCTTTAGCGCAATATGAATTAAACACAAAAGAGTTGGAGTCAAAAGGACTATTAACATCAACAGATGCAAATGCAAGAATAGAGAATTATAGAGAAATTACTAGAATAAAAAGAATGCAAAATCAATCTCAATTTGAAATTGATAAAGCAAATGAAAATAAAACACAAGTAGATTTAGAATATCAAAAAAGAGATTTAATAAATTCTGTTGATTATGCTTATAGCTTAAACGAATTTACACAGAAAATGGATGAGATTGTAAAAATAACAGCAATTAAACAGGAAGAAATCAAAACTAGTATATTGCTTTCAGAAAAAGAAAGAACAGCTTTGATTGAAAAAAGCGAAAATTTAAAATTAGAGCAAATAAAAAAACTTGAGGCAGACAGAGCTAAAGCATTTACAGATGCCTCCACAGCTATAACAGATTCTATAAAGTCTTCTCAAATAAGCAGGTATAGAAGTGGAGGTGGTAATGAATTTGTGGCTAATCGGATGCAACGAGATTTGGAAATACAACAAGCAGCTAAGGAAAGAGACAAAAAGATTGAGGAGGCTAAGATTGAAGTTAGCGCAGGAAAAATGACTCAAGAACAATTTAATGAAAGAGAAGGTCAATATACTGCTGAATATGAGGAAAGAGTAAAAAGCATTAGAGATGCTAACAAAGACATACTGTCTACTATGAAACAACTCGTGACAGATAATCTAATTAACGATTTATCTTCTGGATTTACTGATGTGATTATGGGCGTAAGAACACTGAATGATGTCCTTGGTAATTTAGCTAATAGCATACTAAGCGGACTCATTAACATGGCTATTAAGATGCTGCTTCAATCATTAGTAGGAGAAGGTGGATTACTTGGAGGATTGTTTTCTGCAATTGGAGGATTGTTTGGAGGTGGTGGCAAGAAAGCATCAACAGCATTTACCGGAGGAGAAGTAACCAGTACTGGAGTTGTGCCTAACTATGCAGGCGGTGGAATTATCCAATCAATTAACCAAGCTGTTCTAAAAGAAAAATCAGCTAATGGTGGCATAAAACCAGTGCTTGCAGTATTAACGCCAGGAGAGAGAGTATTAACAGTAGAACAGAATAAGAGATTTGAAGATGCTGGATTGCATAGAGTAATTGACTATAACGTTTTGCTAGAAGAGCGGCGATTCAACAGAACAAATAATTACATGAAGGGCAATGGCAGTTCTGAAATAGGAAATTATGCAGATGGCGGGATTATAGAAAAGATAAAAACATATTCAGATGGTGGTGTTGTATCTTCAAACGCTTTAATAGAAGAGCGGCAATTTAACAGAACAAATAATTACATGAAAGGCAATGGCAGTTCTGAAATAAGAAATTATGCAGATGGTGGAATTGTAGAAAAGATAAGAACATATTCGAGTGGCGGTGTTGTATCTCCAGAGGAAAAGCAATTTCATGCAGATGGTGGAATTGTAGAAAAGATAAGAACATATTCGAGTGGCGGTGTTGTATCTCCAGAGGAAAAGCAATTTCACAGAACTATGAATTATTCGAGTGGCGGTGTTGTAAATGCAGGAGTAGCACCAACAATTAATACTGAAAATACTTCTAATAGCAATGTTGTTAATATTCCTATCAACATTGAATCTAATGGTAATAATGCATCTTCTAATGGATTAGATGCAAGTCAATTAAGGTCTGCCGTACAATCTGCTGTGTTAAATGAAATTCAACGCCAGCAAAGACAAGGTGGAACAATTCCAAAACGTTAATAAAATGTCAATTATTTAAATAGAGTTAATGATTTTTATGCAAAAGTATTTGGCTGAAACACAACAACAGCAATCAACCAATACGTATTACAAGATAGTCGTCGATATAACGACAGAGCTAATAATAAGTGCTGCTCCGGTAATAATTTCTGCTATGGCTGCCTGGTTGTTTTTGCATTTTAAAAGCCAAATCAAGTTGTTAATTAATAAATTTGAAGACCTATCTCATCAGGCTTCTAACACTCCTGAATTTACACCACAAGAAGAAGAATCTATTAGAGAATTATTAAGAGACTTGACTAAACTAGGCTTTAATCGTACTACATTGTTTTTGTTAGAGCAGGTTAGGAAAAAAAATGATCGTATTTACGCCACTTCTTTTTGTGCCTGGTTTGAGCATTGTGCAGTAAACAGACTTCAATCTAAAGAGACTAAACATATTTACTCAATTGTTAGCACAGAGATAAATTACATGGTTGAAGGTAAGCAAAAATATGTTTATTATGATGATTACCAAAAAGGTAAAATATACAAGAATTGGATGAAAAAACGATTTACTAAATCATATTTTTTGTATTTAATTAATGAAAAATATACGGGCTTTCTCTTATTAGAAAAAACCCGTTGCTATATTGGCTGTCCTGTTAATTTGCAAAAAGTGTTGGCAATCTCAGAGGAAATTGCTACGTTAGTTAACAGCTAAACTTTAGCATATACAATCGCGTCTGGTTGTTCTTGATATTTGCCTTGTCTATCAGAATAAGTAGTTAGACAATTATCGCCTTGTAGAAACAACAATTGAGCAATTCCTTCGTTAGCATAAACACGACAGTCTGTATCTGCTAAATTAGCAATTTCCAGGGTTAAATATCCTTTCCATCCTGGCTCTAATGGAGTGATATTTACCATAATACCTACTCTAGCGTAAGTGCTTTTTCCGACACAAATGCCCATTACATTTGGAGGCATATTAAATTTTTCGACTGTCTTACCAAGTGCATAAGAATGGGGTGGTAAAACAAAAAAGGATCCATATTCGTCATACTGTAGCGAAAGATTTTCTACAACATGATTATGAAACTGTTTAGGATTAACAATAGACCCTACCACGTGCTTAAACAAGCAAAGCTCTTCTCCTGATAGGCTAATATCATAACCGTAAGAAGATAATCCATAGCTAATAGACTGTCTTTCATCAACATGACGGACTAACGTTTTTTCAAAAGGGACAATCATCCCTTCCTTTGACTTTTCAATAATCCACTTATCGTTTCTAAGCATAGTTTATCCACACTGGGCGAACCCAAATAGTTTTACGTTCTTTGTTTTGCTTGCCACAGGGCTGCAATCTCCAATGTCCACTGCGTACATGTGGAGATTTAGGTACTCCAGAATGATTGCCAGAGTTTTCATAAATACGTTTTATTTTCTTTACTCCCAACCATCGTGGCAATCTATACAAAGATTCATGATTAATTTTAGCAAATCCTTTGCTTTCGTGTGCCTCACAAAATGCCATTTCTTCTGATAACTCAGGGTAAATCTGCAATAACATTAATGATTGTAAAATTAAGTTTTGCAGTTTAAAGAATTTCCTTTCAATCTCTTCTTTGTCTTGAATTCCTACGTTTTCAACAATATTGTCTCTTAGGTATCCTCCATCATGTCTAATCTTCCTGGCTCCAATAGAGAATTGCCTGTATGAATCCATTGCAGTCCAGTAAATTGCTGATTTGTATGTTTTATCATTTATTTCTTTATGTTGAATAATTACATATTTTACAGTAGCATGAACTTCGTTAGTTGGTGACTCAACCATGCCATTAGGTAAAAAAACAGTAATCATTGGAATTGCAACTTTTAAATCAGATAAAACTCCGCTTTTATCACAAACGTCAGTTAATGATATCTCCTCTAAAAGCTGTTTTCTAATGCAGTAAACTGGAGTAGACTGAATTTTCTCCATAGATAAATTATTAACTATTGGGTTTATCTCATTTGAGAATTTACCATAGTTTGTTTTTTTAGATTTATCACAAAAAAAATTCATTTCATCAATAAAATCTTCCCATTTAGAGTATTCTTTGGGCAGCTTATATGGTTTTACTTTCAACACTTGATACATTATTTTTACCTTATACGTAATTGATATTTACGGGACTTTCCAAGATAATTCTGGAATTAAGACCGAATTACCTTGGAAATACGGCAGAAATAGCTTTATCACTGGATTAATTAAATCCCCAACAATTTTCATTAGAAAATCCTTGTTGTTTTAAAGCAGTAATCATGGCTTCATAAGTATTAGAACAATCTTGATATCTGGAATGATGTTTACCTCCTGAACTGCGATTCCATAGAATAGAAATTGCATTTTCTTTGCCTATTTTTTGGTTTAATAAATATCTGAGTGCTACTAGCTTCTCTTCTGTCGTTAACCCCCAAATTTCATTAAATAACGGCTCTGTAGCATCAACTGACTCAGACTTTAGTTCTGCTATTTTTAGCTTCACCAATGATAGTATTTTGGAACTTGGTTGCATAAAACCTTGATTTGACGGCATTTCAGCTAAAGGACTAATAGCTTCACCTGTATCTTCCTCACTAGCTTCTCTTGAATATGGGTGAAGCCCCTCGTTGCTCCATGGTGAAGCCTCATTTGTTAATACTTTGGTATCAACATTTGCTAATAATAAATTGCAATCATTAACATACAATCCTTGCAGTCTTTGAACGTTTCCTCCATTAGTAAAAATCAAGTCTCCTTTGCCTAGTAATTTACTAGAATCAAAACCTCCAATCTCTGCTCCAAGAATAATTTTACTGTCCTGAGATTGAATAGTCTTGAACGCCACTCTCGCAGTAATGTTGCTGCGTATCAATGGTGTAACTACATTTGCATCAGGGCGTTGTGTAGCTAAGATTAAGTGTAATCCAGCACTTCTACCTCTCTGTGCAATCTCTGCTAGTGCTGCGTTGAATTCGTTTTTAGATTCTCCGCAAACAAAAGCACTAAATTCATCAAAAAAGATAACTATTCTTGGTAATTTTGAATGGTATCTATTGTATTCAGCCAAATCTTTATACCGACTTCTCCTGAATAGTTCATATCTTTCTTGCATGGTATTACACAACACTTTTAATGTTTGAATAGCCATCTCAGTTCTATCAATCAATGTTACTTGTTGATAGTCTTGAAACTTGGTAAATTCAACTAACTTAGGGTCTACTAAATATAGTTGAACTTCACTTGAATTAAACCTAGTAAGTAAGCTACAAATGGCTGCTATCATCCACTCGCTTTTTCCTCCTCCAGTACTTCCAGCTACTAGCAAATGTGCTGAAACCGGAGATGATAAATCAACTTCAACTAAGTTGTTGTCAATATTAACTCCAATTGGAACAGTGAATGAATTGCTATTTAAATATCCAGAATAGTCAGAATATTCGCAGAATTTACGCTCTTGACTTGATTTTGGAATATCAATAGCAATATGTCCTTTCTGAGGCGTTATCAATGGAGTATTCTCATATCCTTGGCTAACCTGCAATGTGTCACCTAATCCAGCTACTTTACTAAATGGCACTTTACTACTAGGTGTTATTTTAACTCTAGTGAAGCTAGGTGAGTCAACTTCCTCTAAAACATTGGCTTCAACACCGAGATTGAAAAGTGCTTGCTCTAGTGGATGAGATTTTTGTTCTGGCAATGCCAATGGTTCAACTGGAATTAACGTCGCTTCTAATTCCTCATATTTTCTACCAGAAGCATTATAATAAGCAGTTCTATAATGCTCTTTTTCCATGGTCAGTCTATCAGCTTCATCAATTTGGCTTTGTGTTTTACTCAACAAAGCTATAGAATATAAAACTGCTATTGCAGAAGACCCAAGCCGGATTTCTTTCAGTTGCCTCCAACTAGTTGCAGCTGGAGCAACAGTTAAAAAGCCAACTAATATTAGCTGATACAAAATGCTTGGGCTTAACACAAATTGCTTGTGTTGTTGTGGTTTTTTCCTAAAAAGTGTTAATGCCATATTAGTTTAAGTGAGATACTACTAGTCCTAATGCGTAAAACAATCCAACTAGCATTAGCATTTTCCTAATTGCGGGAAATAAAGCACCCCAAATTAAAGCAAAGCTAATCAATGTCATTACCACCGGACTTGTTGGTGGATAATATCTAGATAAATATCCAGTAAAAGCACCAATAGCTACAATTACTAGTGCTTGGTTCGCAATAAACATCCAATGAGCATGATGCTGTAAATCGCTTTTTTCGTCGTTCATAATTCCTCGTTATAATATTTCTTTAACAATTGCTGATGCACTTCTTTCAATGAGATACTTTGGATGGAGTTTCTTTTTAGCCGTTAATTTTCTGTATTCTCTCCTTGGCATTTTCATTGTTTCAAATTTGTTTGCCATGTACTTTGAAGTATTAATTAACTTCATTTCTAGTTGCTGGTTTGCATCAGCCACAGCTTTTACCGCATCTACTTTCTCTCCAACAAGTTTGAGATATTGGATCGCTCTAGCTGCATTAGCCTGAGATTCAGAAACATCTTTTCTCATGGCTTCTAATTCTCTTTCAGAAACCTCATAGATATATGGAAATATAGACTTATTCCCATATATGAAGTCTTCCATTTTGTCATTAGCAGCAGATAAAAAAACTGAAAAAAAGTTCATTTTTGACACTGAGTATTGTGAGATGATATAACTGCGTCTGCAATTTTTACAGCCACAATTGGAGCTGTTAATGATGCTGATATAATTGCAGCAGATGTAGCCAGTACAGCTACGTTTTGTGCAAATTGACTAGTTTCAGGCTCTTTATATGTAATCCTTGTTCTTGTTTTTAAGCCATCAATTTCATAGCTTTCTTCTACTTCTTTTCGTTCAATCTTACCGTACCGACTCATTATCTTGCTCCCTTAATTTGTTTAATTTGTAAGTAAACACCAGCTGCAATTCCTGCAACTCCAATGGCTGTCAAAGCAACAGGATTAACAATTGCTGTAGCTACAGCAATATAGCTAGCTGCTCCTAAAAATCCACTGCTTAATACAGTACTTAACGCTGCATCTAACATGGCTTTAATGAACTCCTTTCTTTTCTGAATAATGTAATTAAACATTTGCAATTGTCCTAGCTCAACCGCAAGGTGCAGCTGCTCTAAATAAACCAACTCGACATACTGCTGTAAACAAACTAAGTCAATATTTCTTAACTCAATTTGGTGTTGGTAATTGTGTTGCATATTTGAGCCATCTCTTTTCTTTTCTGCTCTAGCTTTTGCCTTAACTCATACACATTTTTGAGTCTTTCTTGACAATTATCTAAAAGATTCAAATGCTCTTTTTTTGCACTTTCTAATAGGTCACTAGTCACAGCAAATTGAGCATCTAGATGAGACTCGATAATCTTTTGATAAGCAGCTTGGGTAGACTCAATATACGCCAAGGCATTACGTGTTCCTCCAATAGCACCAGCTATTTGAGCATGTTGCCTGCCCGTGTCTTCTGTCGCTGCTTGTAATACTTGTTGGATAGTCTGAGACTTAACTAGTGTTGTCTCTACCATTTCCGCTTCTGTTATCGCGCCTTCTGGCATAGCTGCAATAGGCTCTTCAAACGTATCGTTATCTAGCTTAATTGCAGCTTGAATATCTAACCATAACTGCGATTTTTCTTCTAACTCAGGAAACTCGTCATTAATTGTTTTGACGTTAATTCCTGGTTCTTTATTCAGCCTGATGAACAACTCTTTCGGTGTCCATCCACAACGATCTGCTACATCTCTAATCCTGATTTTGTTCATCTTCTTGTTCCTTAATTTGTTGCTTGTACTTTTCGTTTAAATTAATTAGGTCTTCTTTAAGCATTAAAGAGCCATCCTTAACTCCTTTATATCTGCTCCTTAGCCGGTAAATTTCTGCTATTAAATCAAGTTCATGTTGATATTTAATAGGGTGACCATTTAGCCGACATTCGTCATTTAGATATTTATCAAAGCCTTCTATATGTTGAGCTGCTAATCTCAGCAATTCTTGAAGTGTACGAGAAGTCATATGCAATTGTTTCGCAACTTCTTCTCTTGATAAATCACCTAATAATATGTCAACTGGTCTGTACTTTTTTGTTCTATACCGTCTCTTTAATGTTGTGCATAGCACCTCTGTCATAATGGTTGTTATCCTATTTCTAGATTGATTCCGGAATTAACTCGGAATAGATAAAGAATAACAACCACTATAAAGAAGCACAAGTACAAACAAGATGCAAAATAAGTATCTTAAAGATACTTTTTAGCAAGCACTCTAACGTTAGGCATACCACTTATACTCCAAAGCTGATCTAATGCCTTACAGTGCAATTTCTGGCTTGTAGGAATCTCATTATGAGATTTTGTCCCTTTTCTCGCTCTCCAGTGTTTATATGTATGAGGTGAAACTCCCAATACATAAGACATCTCATTTATTGTTAATCCCCACTTCTCCTGAAAATCTAAAGGACACATTTCTCTTTCAGGCTCAACCTCAGGCAATGGTAAAAACTTCTTGGTAGCAAATATAGACACTGTTGCATCTCCTTTTTATTTAGATTATATATGCTGTATGCTTACAGTAATTACACTTTATCTAAAAATATGCAACAATTTTCAGTTTCGGTACCCAAAGACGTTTTAGCTGTATTAAGAATTATGTCTGAGCAGTCTGGTGAGTCTGTTAGTTCTATTGCCAACAGATTAATTAGAGATGGATTATCCAAAGAATTAGAACTTTTAAATAGGATAGAAATTTACTCTAATTTAATTCGTAAAAAGCAAAACTTAGAGAGTTAGTAAGTATTTAATCCAGGAAACCCACCGTACGGTAAAGGTTGTCCTGGAAATCTTAATTTACAAGCTGCTAAAGTTTTTGCACAAATGTCAGCATTACTGTCATTAGTAGGCTGGTTAGTTATTGTGTATTTAGCACTGCCTGCGTATCCACATTCAGAACTGCGATATATCCAAGTACATTTACGCACCATTACTCTAGCTGGCAAAGTGATTCCCTCAACATCAAAAGGAGACCCTAATCTGAACTTGGCGTTATTGTAGTTTTCTTCTGTTAATTGTTCAATTACGTAAGTTTGTACAGGCAACTCTTTTACTCCAGCGCCTGCATCAATTTGTCCATCTAAAAACCGTTTTTGGGTCACATGTCTTTTAACTAAAGTTCCTTCTAGCCTGTAACCAGGTTGTCTACTTTGCTTTAGCCAAGCAGTCAATATACCACCAACGTTTGATACAGTTAAACTTGGAGTTGGGATAGCTCCTTGTCCAATTAAGTCAAATCCTTCTCCTTGACAGCCAATAGCATAATATTTATCTCCTTCGAAATTTACCCACGGACTGTCTTCATCGATGCCAACATTACAAATTCTAATTGTTTTAATAGATGGGTCTCCTTCTTCTTTATTTTTGTCATTTAAATCGTATTTATACACTTCATATAATTCTATAAAAGCATCAGGGTTTAATGTCATTAAATTTGGAATCATGTTGCAAAACTCCTTACTTGTTCAAATGTTGCAGAAAACGCATTTACATTATCTGCTAATATTTGCACTGTCCATTCTGTGCAATGATATAGTTCGTCGCTACCTTCTATTTTAAATGCTTTCCCATTACGCTGTCTTAGAAAATTGTCCACTTCAGTTGCATTTGTAATATTTCCAGACACGGCGAAAGTAACATTTGTGGTATTAATTTTGGTCTTAAATGCCCTTGCTTCAACAGCATTAGGCAAAAACTTAGTTACAATCAAATTTGATTGTTCTGTTTTTGTATTATCCCAGCTGGGAATAAAAGGAATGGTTGGATAACTCATGATTACAGTCTCTCTAGAAGGTGAATTAGCCGATATTTTTACAGATAAAATTGAACTGGCTATACAATCTATTGCCGAATTAATGCGAGCTTTAAAAGCCAATTTTAGCAATTTTTTAAATTATTTACAACAAGCCGAAAAACGTGGAGTGATGTATAGAATAGTAGTTGGGTATGAAGATGTTCATGGAGAAAAACTATATTGTCCTATTTCAAAAAAAGTGCGTAGTATTAGAATTATTCCCGTGATTTCCGGAAGTGGAGATAACTGGTGGATGTGGGTAGGCGCAGCAGCACTGTTTACTCTAGCAATAGTTGCGCCAGGTGGAGTTCTAATTTGGGGAACTAAGTTTTTTACTTCTAGTTGGACGATTTTGATGGGAGCCGTGTTACTGTTTGCAGGTATTGCATCTTTGTTCAAACCAGCCAAAGAAGAGCCGGAAAAAAGTAGTGAAACTTTTGGTGGAATACAGTCTAACACACAGGAAGGCGGTAGAGTACCAATCATTTACGGTATCATGATTTCTGGTTTTTATGTTATTTCGGCTAAAATAAGTAGTGCTTATATTCCAGCATAATCTAGTTTTTTTGTTTAAAAAATAAAACAAATGGTTAAAAAAAAGAAAGAAATTAAAATATTTGGGCAAGGTGGAGGCGGCGGTGGAGGCGGCGGTAAAGGCGGCGGTAAAGGCGGTGGTAAACCAAGCATTCAAAAACCAACTGGAAGAAGTGTTGCTTCTGCTTATATTCTTGGAGCTATTTGTGAAGGCACTATAGAAGGATTAGGCTCAAATCCTTTACGAAATGTTTTTCTTGATGAAACTCCTATAGAAAACAATGATGGAAGTTTAAACTTTAAAGATTTTCAATTTGGATATAGAACTGGCACTCAAACACAAGCAGCTATAACAGAAATTCCAGGATTTGATCAGGTTGCTTCTCCAGAATCAGTCTCAGCTCAAGTTTTACAATCAATTCCAAATGGTGTTAATAAAACCATATTTATTCAACCAGGTGAAACTTTACTAAATTTAATAATTTTTAAGTTTTCTTTTCAACTACAACGAATTAATCCAGATAATGGAGATACCACTGGCGCAGATTTAAGTTTTGCAATTTCATTAAAACAAGATAACAATGCTTTTGTGACTGTTTTATCTACTACGATAGGTGGTAGATTTCCGTCTCCTACTGAGTTTGACTACGCAATTCCTGTCCCTGCAAATACATTATCTTCTTTAACATTAAGAGTGCAAAATTTTACAGTAGACAATGAAGAAACCCAGCAGCAAGGTTATCAACGTCAAATGCAATGGATTGGATACACAAAAATAAATTCAACTACTTTACGTTATCCCAACACTGCTATAGCTGCGTTTGGATTTAATACTAGTGGCTTTTCATCTATTCCTACAGCTGCTTTTAAAGTTTTTGGCATGCTTATTAGAATACCCAGTAATGCTACTGTCACAGCGCAAAGAGGATTAACATACAGTGGAACTTGGAACGGAAGTTTTATTTACTCAACTCTTGCTGTTTCTGATCCAGCATGGATTCTTTATGATTTACTAACAAACACAAGATATGGGCTTGGAGACTATATTGATATTGGGCAAATAGATAAGTGGGGATTATATGAGATTAGCCAGTATTGCAATGGATTAGTACCAGATGGATACGGTGGTACAGAACATAGATTTCAATGCAATATAGCTTTACAGAGTAAAACAGAAGCGTACCAAGTATTGCAATCTTTAATAACAATTTTTAGAGGATTTAGCTATTGGCAATCTGGTGCGATAACATTCGTCGCTGACAAGCCAACAAATGTTTCATATCAATTTACGCAAGCTGATGTAGAAGAAGGCTTGTTTACTTATGCTAGAACTGGATTAAAAAGTAAAAAAACAATAGCATTAGTTAGCTGGCTTAACCCAAATGATTTTTATAGGAAAACAGTAGAAGTAGTAGAAGACCCTATCGGCATTCAGAAATGGGGTATTAAAGAACTAGAAGTAGAAGCAATTGCATGTACTTCTAGAGGACAAGCAAGGCGAGCTGGAGTAGCTATTTTAATGGGAGATAGACTAGAACAAGAAACAGTTATTTTTAAAGCTAGGGCTTACGCTGCATTTATTAAACCAGGAGACGTAATTAATATTTTAGATTCACAAAGAGTAGAGATGAGATATGGAGGATTAATCAAAGCAGCCACAGAAAACACTGTTACGCTAGATAGTCCAGTAACGTTAATTTCAGGAGAGTCTTACAAAATCAGTGTTACTTTAAGCAATGGAACAGCGGTGGAAAGAACTGTAGTTACTGGGGCAGGAAGCGATATATCAACGATTGTAGTATCTTCAAATTTTCCTATGATTCCACTTCCTGAGTCTAACTGGATATTATCCGGAACTAGCGTTAAACCTAAAAAATACAGAGTAATTAACAGAGTTCCTGTAACTGAAACAATAGAAGGTATGCATGAAATTACAGCAGCAGAGTATGATGATAGTAAATATACTTTTATTGATGAGATGAGAATGGTATGACTTGGGAATTTGATAATTTACCAGTTAAGACAGCACTTCCAAACGCTAATGCTAGTCCAAGAAACATAAGTTTATCTAGTATACGAATTCCTACGATTGTAGAAGTTGATTTATTTAACGTTTTTGCGTCTTGGCAACAACCATTATTAGATAATGCTGTATCTCCTTGGGTAATAGGCTATGTAGCAGAAATCAAAAAAGGACAAGAAGGAATTTGGGAGCAAACTAGAACAACTACAGATTTGTTTACTACTTTCGAAAATATACAACCAGGTAATTATTACGTAAGAGTTAGAGCAATATTCTTTGACAACAGCTTATCTGACTGGACGGAGTCCGTATAATGACATGGGAATTTGACGATTTACCATCTAAAACGGTACTTCCAGTTGTTGGGCAAAAACCAAGAAATATAGTAATGTCAAGTTCTTTGATTCCAGCAACTCAATTATCTTCTATTAATGCTGATTTATTTAATATTTACGTTTCTTGGCAGCAACCACTTCAAGAAGATATTAATTCTCCTTGGGCTACCAGCTACACTGCTGAAATAAAACGAAAAGACGAAAATTTTTGGCAACAATCTAGAACGGTTTTTGATTTAACAACAGTTTTCTATAATTTACCAGTAGATACTTACTACACTAGAGTTCGAGCTAATTTTTTAACTAATTTGTTTTCTGACTGGGAGGAGTCAGTTTTACCAGTTGAATTATTCTATAGTAATTCAGTATTAGATTTTACTGCTAAAATAAATTCATTCATTGCTTTAGAGTTTTAATCATGAGTTCTGCTAGATATATTGATGGAGCTGGTGCTGTAAAATACAGGAAAGTATCAGGAGCGGGAACAGAAGCTAACCCACATATTCCAGAATTTTCCTCAGCTGATGTTGGTGATATTAGTGATTTTGCGTCTAAAACTATAGATACCGTCAAATTGCTGGACACTATTACTGATCTCGATAACATAACAGTTCCCGATGATTTAACACAAATTGACTATAGCGTTAGTGATGGAACTTTAATAGCTTTAACAAAAAGACTAATAGACTTTGGGCAAAGGTCTGTATTAGAGTGTGTTGAACTAAATAATAAAGTTGAAACTTCTGTTGGCAGTATAAATGATAGTCCTGCTACATCAGACACAGCCAATGCTAGCGTAATATCTTTGCTAAAAAGACTATTAAGTACAGATGGCGATAGCGGCAATATCCAAGGCATTAATCAACAACTTGCTAATATTTACAATTCTATCGGAACTTCAATTGATAGTCCAGCTACAGCAGATGATGGACAATTTAGTTTAATATCTTTAATTAAAAAACTATTAACTGAAACTAATAATATTGCTTCGATTGGGGCAACTTCAGACGCGTCGGCAAACTCTGGGAATGCTAGTTTAATATCTTTAATTAAAGGTTTGAACATTTCCATTGGATCTACTTCTGATGCAGCAGCTACAGCAGATGACCAAAATTCTAGTTTGATATCATTGCTTAAAAGACTATTAGCAAGTGATGGAGATAATACAGTTACTGCTATTAATCAGCAAATTGGTAATGTCACCACAACTTTAGGAAACACAACAGATGCAGTCGCAACTAACGATACAGGAACATTTAGCATAATTTCTTTACTTAAAAAATTATTACAAGAAACAAATAATATTGCATCAATTGGAGAAGTGTCGGATACAGCTGCTACATCTGGTAATGCTAGTGTAGTTAGTTTACTTAAAGGACTTAATTTAACTATTGGGGCAACATCAGACACACCAGCAACTTCAGATACTGACTCAGCTACTTTAATTTCTCTACTCAAAAGATTGTTAAGTACTGATGGGGATAGCAGTAACATAAACAGTATTAATCAGCATTTATCTAATATACTTGCTTCAATTGGAACTACCAATGATTCATTAGCTACTTCAGATGATGGAGTATTTACGTTAATATCACTGTTTAAGCGATTATTAAGTGAAACTAACAACATATCTTCAATTGGAACTACCAGTGATTTAGCTGCTATATCCGGTAATGTTAGTTTAATCTCTTTAATCAAAGGATTAAATCAATCTATTGGAACTAATTCTGACTCGGCAGCAACGACAGATACAGGTGCTGCTACTTTAATATCTTTAATTAAAAGATTATTACAAGAAACTGACAATATTACCTCTATTGGAACTACTTCAGACGCGTCGGCAAACAGTGGCTCTGCTAGCTTAGTGTCGTTAGTTAAAGGATTAAATACTTCAATTGGCACTACATCAGATAGTGCAGCCACTACAGATACTGAAAATGCAAGTTTAATATCGTTACTTAAAAGATTGTTAGCAACTGATGGAGATAATACAGTTACTGCTATTAATCAACAAATAAGTAACGTTACTACAGCGCTAGGAACAACATCAGATGCAGCGGCAACGACAGATGCAGGTACTTTTACTGTCATAGCGTTGCTAAAACGGTTGTTATCAGAAACTAACAATATTGCATCAATTGGAAGCATTTCAGATGTTGCAGCAGCATCAGGCGACGCTAGTTTAGTAGCTTTAATTAAAGGATTAAATAATGCAATAGGGTCTATTACTGACAATTCGGCCACTTCAGACACTGCCAATGCAAGTTTAATATCTTTAATTAAACGACTACTTGAAACAGACGGTGTGGCAGGCACTAATCAACAATTAAGTGATATATACACTTTACTTGGAACTAGAGCAGATGCAGCGGCAACAACGGATAGCGGGACGTTTAGCTTAATTGCTTTATTCAAAAGATTACTACAAGAAACTGACAACATTGCTTCTATTGGGACAACTTCAGATGCAGCGGCAAATAGTGGTTCTGCTAGTTTAGTGTCTTTAATTAAAGGCTTAAATGCCTCTATTGGATCTACCTCTGATACGGCAGCTACGACAGACACTCAAAACACTAGTTTGATATCACTACTTAAAAGATTGTTAAGTACCGATGGAGATAACACAGTTACTGCTATCAATCAACAAATAAACAATGTTACTGCATCATTAGGAACAACAACAGATGCAGTAGCAACAACAGATACAGGTACTTTTACTGTTATAGCTTTATTAAAACGGTTGTTAGTAGAAACAGACAATGTTGCTTCTATTGGAGCAACATCTGATGCAGCAGTCACTTCTGGCAACGCTAGTGTTGTTTCATTATTGAAAGGACTAATTAGTTCAATTGGCACCACATCAGATAGTGCAGCTACTACAGACACTCAAAATACCAGCTTAATATCATTACTTAAAAGGCTATTAAGCACCGATGGAGATAACACAGTTACTGCTATTAACCAGCAAATTGGTAATGTTAGTGCAGTTTTAGGAACAACAACAGATGCGGCAGCAACAACAGACACAGGTACTGCTACTTTAATATCTTTAATCAAAAAACTATTACAAGAAACAGATAATATTGCGTCTATTGGAACAACAACAGATACAGCAGCCACTACAGGAACAGCCAGTTTAGTTGCACTTTTAAAAGGAGTAATTACATCTATTGGTACGACGACAGATAGTTCGGCAGCCACTGACACGGGTACTGCTAGTTTAATCTCTTTAACCAAAAGACTTCTTACAGAAGCTAATAATATTGTGTCTATTGGTGCTATTTCAGATGCTCCAATTATAAATATTGATAGTATATCGTTTATAGATAGCTGGGCAAGCATTGACTACAATGCAAACACAACAAGTTTGATTGGATTGTTGAAAATATTAATTACACTTACTCAGCAGTCGATTAGTGATAGAACTATGGTGTTCATCACAAATACTATCACTACTGCTACCACAACTACTGTTGTTGGCGCTCCTGTCCCAACTGGTAATAGAATTTATGTATCATATATTAGAGTACAATTAGAAGGAACTGCTGCACAAACAGTTACAATTAGAAATGGTGCTGATAATGTTGCTAGATTTTTCTTGTCTTCCCAAGGAATGGAAGGAGAGGCTAATTTAGCGCAAAACAGAGAAATACGCTTATCTCCAAACACAGCACTAAATATTGTATCTTCTGCTGCATCCACTTTTAATTACACAATTGGTTATTTTATAGCATCATGACGTTACCAATTCTTTATCTTACTCCTACTTGGCAAACAAGCCAAAAGACTCTTATTCCTACAGCTAAAACTAGACTAGGAGATAATTATAGTCAAGTTTTAACTCAGGGAATATTTCCTATTGTAGAATGGGATGTTCGCAGCCCAGTCTACTCAGAATCCGAAGTAAACGATATTTTGAACGTGTTACGACAATATGCTGACAAGTCGTTTCTTTGGAGTCCTACAGGACAAAATCTTAAAGAATGTGTTTGCGGAGAATGGGTTTTATCTTTAATTGGAGAAAACCAATATGTTATAAGTAATAAAATCACTGCTAGTCAAGTCAGATCTAATATTCCTAGTAACTTAGGTATTGTAATGTAATGCTATTATCACAACATATTAAAGAACATATTATTAAACATTCTAAGCAGTTTCCAAAACAAGAAGTTTGTGGTGTTGTAATCAATGACAAGCCATACAAATGTTCTAACATTGCTGAGAACAAAAATGAGGCGTTTGTAATTAATCCAGATGAAATTGATGGATTAATAGAATCTCATGGAAAGATTCAAATGGTTTATCACACGCATTGGAACGATAGTCAGCCTGGATATTTAAGCCCTCCTGACATTTGTAATGCTAAGTCTAATAAGTTGGCGTATTGCTTATATCACAGTGAGTTTGATTGCTGGGATTTGTTTGATCCAAACAACATAATTAATCCATTTCCTTGCTTTGACAATTTTAATATTTATTCTCTTAAGGAAATAGATTATTATCTAAAATGGCCGTTTGTTTACAACCGTTCTGATTGTTTTAGTTTACTTAGAGCCTACTATAAAGGAATGCTAGATATAACATTACCAGACTTTCCAAGAGGATTTTCACTTGAAGAAACAACTAATGCATCATGGAATTTATTGGACGAAAATTTTTCCAAAGCAAATTTTAGAAAATTAGAGGATGATGAACTTTTAAAAAACAATGACGTTATTGTTATGACTCTTAGTGGTGTACAACCACATCATGTAGCAATAATTATAGATACTGCAAAAAAAACAGGACTGCATAACTTAGGAGGAGATAGAGTTAGTGAATTATTTGTCTATGGTGGAAGTTACTGGGATAGAGTGACAAAATACAGATGTAGACATCAATTATTAGAATGAGCCAAATTGTTCTTGATATTTTAAATAACTGTTCTATATCTTGTTTAGAGCGCAATGGGCATACTGACATTTTCATAAGTTGTGAAGATGATATATGCCAGAAGATAGAAGAAAATCAAGATGCAGTTTTGTCTTATATTAAAAATAAAGTTAAAAATGTAAACTTAGTAATGTTTAAATCTACTAATAGTTCATACAAAGCCACATTTGAGCTTTGTTCGCTAGAAGATGATTTGAACAAACAAACCATACTTATAATGACTGTTGTGTTAATCTTTCAGTGTTTACAAATATTTACTTCTAGCTTAAAAACATTATTTATTCAAACATATCAAACTATAAAAACAATACTAAAAGCTGCTAAAGACGCTATAAAAGGCATATAGATTACTACATGCCTTTTAATTATTTTTCCAGAAGCATTGCCAAAGAAGTTAATGTTTGTATTGGCAATTCCCGTTTTTTAATAGCGTCCTCAATAATAGTTTTAGTTTTTGGACTTAATACGCCATTTCCTTCAGATTTGCTTCTGTCTGGGAATGGCAGTAAATCAGTGTATTTAATAGATGGATCGTCTTTACCTTTAAATCCATTAAATAGTCCTGCCCAGCCAATAGCATGAACTCTAGCTTGCATATTTAGTTCTTGTTGGCGTAGCTTCTCCATTTGATTAATGCAATTAAAAACTACGTAATCAAGTTGCTCTAAATATGATTCCCAGCTAGTAAATCTGGGATCAGCTATTCTGTAAGACTGAATTCTCCAGTAGAGTCCTTCCCAGTCAATTCTGGGAATTTCCGACTCTCCAGTTGATCCTCCCCCTGCGTTTCAGTTTCTTCTATTTTTTTCCATCTGCTAGACTCATTAAGATAAAAATCGTAAATTTCATCTACCAAAGTCTCATCTAAAGAATAGGTCTTTTCTAAATTCCAACTAGGATAACCAAGTAAAGGAATTTTTCCTCTATGTAAAAATCCAACTGTTCCAGCAGTAATATTTTTAGGTAATGCAGAAACTCTAATTTGTTCTGCATTTTCGCTATAATTATCTTCTACTGTTACAATGAATGAATTTTCGTAACTCTCCCCAAATCTAATTTTAGTGCCTTTTTCTAGTAAAAAATCTGCTGGCAAAGGCTCAATTACCAACTTTTTGTCATCTTTATTAGCATCTACAACAACACTAATAATATGTGCAACACGCTCTTTAATAAGCATTGTTGCTACAACAGATTTTAGGTTAAGTTCCATGCTAGATGTATAAGCATTGATATCAGCTAAATCATCAGCATATTCTAATACAACTTCAGTGTTGTCAATGACCTCAACACCATCTTGTTCGGTCATACCACCAGTTAAAAGTTTTGTAGCTTCTTCTAGTGAAATCCCTTTTTGTTGCGCAATTTTTCCAACTAATCGACGAATCTTCAAAGAAGCATGCTGCCTACTTTGTTCTGTTTCGGCTAGTTGTCTTCTTTCCCCAACAGTAATACCGTCTTTCTTGGGAAAGAAAAGCACATCTCCTACTTTTATAAAATTAGTTTTAGGATTGCCAGTGATAAATCCAAGCATTTTACACAATCTCAAATTCTAAAGAATCATACTCATCAATATAACATTCTTTAGTAGCAGTTTTAGCAACTGATTCTGGAACTTTAATTGTATACGAACTAAATTTATCAGAAACATTAATAGTTCCTGATAATCCCCCTTTAAAAATAGCAGCACCACAATACAAGGATTTTCCTTCTCTGGTGCAATTAATTAATACGGCAAGGAGCTGAGTACTGTCTGTTAAAATCTTCATTGTTACTTGATGTGGTGGTGGTCAATAAACCATTAAGGTTATTTTTAAAATAATAACTCAAAAACTAAAAGCAGAAGTCCACTCAAGTAAATCTCCTTGGAATATTAAGTTAAACGAATATTTCATAACTTCGTTTTGATTAGCTGGGAAAGATATGCCACCAACTTTAGCCACTCCAACAATTCTCTCTCCATTAGGTAAAGTAATTACAGCATAAATATCTCTACCATACAAACTATTAGAGAATATTCCAGCTGGCTTAATTACTGTCTCCAACGCCTTGTCTCCAGCCAACGCAATGCCGCTAACATTGCAGCTGATCGCCCTGCGTATGAAAACGCTATTCACTCCTTTACGAGATGAAGCATTAGTTGTGTCAACAGAAGTTTCTTGAGCTGAAATATCTAAAGTCGTAATACCATTAATTGGGAGTAATCCAGGTACAACGACTGCGCTATCAGTTTGCAGTACCGGATATTGTAAAGGCTCTACCGGAACTAATAGTGGACTTGTTGTTAACACAACATCTTGAGATATTACAACTTGTCTTCGCCTAGACGCTACGCCACTAACAGAAGTTCCCGCAAAAGACAAAGCAATGCCGGCGGGAACAAAGTAAGATCCACCGACGACTTGCAAATAGATTTGAGAAGACCCAATGTTAGCAGTTTGAGCAATTAAAGCTGTCACCTTCGTAACGTCAGTAATAGTGCTTCCCGCACTGTTGCTGGGAAGCAGCATTACGTCAAGAGAGCTGTTGCAAAGTGGTTGGGAAAAAGACATATTTAGCTAATAGAATATGGAGGATTCCATTCAAAGGATTTACCCATAAATGTTAGCGTAAAACTGTACTTTTTAACTTCGTTTTGGTTGGCTGGAAAGTTAAACGCAGTTACTTTAGCAGCACCTGCCAATCTTTCACCGTCTGGGAATGTAGCTACAGCATAAATTTCTCTACCAAAAAATTCTCCCTGAAATCCAGCAACTGGTTTAACTACTCTTTCGAGCGCCTCATCTCCAGCCAATGCAATACCAGACACGGAATAGGCACGAGCCACGCGAATCATTGCCATTTCTGTTCCGGATCCAGATTGGAAAGAAGTGGTATCAACTTGAGTTTCTTGATTACTCAAATCTAGTGTTTGAATACCGCTTAATGGGAGTAAACCCTCAATTAATGCAGCCGTGCTATTTGCAGCAATAGTTCTGTCTAGTCCAATTACTTTCAAATCAGTAGCACTAGCGCCATGCGCAATACTTTTATCTTCAGCAGCCATTACTTGAATTCTAGTTCTAACAGTTCCAGCTGGGGCATTTTGCGCAAGTGGTTCTATAAACGATAATCCAGTGCCTTCCTTAATGATTGTTGGAGAAGAACTACTACCTTCATCAGTGGTCAATGCAAGTGTAGCTACACCACCGCTGGTAGGAGGTGCAACTTGAGTAGTACAAGTAAGAACACGTCTTAACGAACTAATGTTTCTATCAGAAGTTCCAGCAGCAAACCCACTTGTAACCAAAGGCAATAGCATTACTTCTAAAGAATAATCTTGTAAAATAACTGGAGCGGTAGCTAAAGGCATAATTTCTCCTTATTTGTTAAAGTAAAATTTGAGACATTTTTTTACCAAGAAAAGTTAAAGTAAAAGAATACTTTTTAACTTCGTTTTGGTTGCCAGGTAGACTTAGATTGGTTATCAAAGCAGCGCCTTCTATCTTTTCTCCATCTGGAAATGTGGCTACAGCATACACTTCATCTCCTACAAATTCAAATGAAGTTGGAGTTAGCCCATTTGCTTTTTTGACTATTTTCTCCAATGCTTCATCCCCAACTAAAGCAATCCCAGATACATTATAAGACCGTGCAGAACGTACAACACTAGCATCTGTTTTAACACCAGATTGAAATGTTGTTGTATCTATTTGAGTATCTTGATTACTTAAATCCATTGCCTGAATACCACAAAGAGGAATAGGACCAGTTAAATAGTTTGTCTGGGATCCAGCTGAAATAGGCAATGTATTTGGACTGCCGTTAAAATAAATTTCAGTAATACCAGGATCTGTTCCATAAAACTGTATTTCCTGTTCATCTAAATCCATTTCTTGTGCAGCAGAAAAAGGGAAAATTCCTGTTACATAAGTATTAGATGATTCTGTAGAAATAGGCAATGTATTTGGCTCACCATCAAAGTAAACTGTAGTCCTGGAATTTCTAGCAATGAAAACTCCATTATATCCAGGTGTTGGAGGAACAAAAGCAGTGAATGTGTTAAACAATCCAGTAGATATAGGCAACGTACCTGGGAGTCCATCAAAGTAAACTGTTCTCTTTATATTATTGCCAGATAGAACAGTATTTTTAATTTCAGACAATGGAGGAACAGTTACACGGAAAGAACTAGATGTTAACCCAGCAGAAATCGGTAAAGTCCGTGGGCTGCCATTAAAATAAATTATTGCTTCTGAGTTTCTGTTAACTATAGCACTACTTTCGAGTGCAGTAAGCCCATTAAAAGTAAGACTAGATTGAGGTACAGTCACTGAGGCATATTCTACTGGCGTTTTTGTAACTTTTATTTTAGATTGCGTAAACGGACTAATTGATTCAACTGTTGGCATTGAATCAATGAAACGCCATGTATCAATAAAGTTGGTAACGTAAGAATTAAAGAGACCTACTGAAATAGGTACCGTGCCAGGAGCGCCATCAAAATAAGCTATTGATGTAGAATTTTGGTTAACTATAACTCCATTGTACCCAGGAGAAGTAGGGACAAAAGCTGTAAATGTGTTAAATAAACCTACTGAAATAGGCAATGTACCTGGAATGCCATTAAAATAAATTGTTGCAGTATCGTTACCAGATAATAGAGTATTTCTAACGTCATTTAACGAAGGCACTGATACTGGAAAAGGATTAGACGACAATCCAATAGAAATAGGCAAGGTACGTGGATTACCATTAAAATAAATTATTGCTTCTGAGTTTCTATTGACTACAACGCTAGATTCAATTGCACTAATATTATTAAAAACAAGACTAGACTGAAGTATTGTTACGAAATTGTATTCTACTGGCGTTTCTGTAACTGTTATTTTAGCTTGTGTAAACGGACTAATTGATTCAACTGTTGGCATTAAATCAATGAAACGCCATGTATCAATAAAATTGGTAACGTAAGAAAACAATGATCCAACAGCAACAGATACTTGATTGGGAGCGCCATCAAAATAAACTATTGATGCAGAATTTTGGTTAATTATAACTCCATTGTACCCAGGAGAAGTAGGGACAAAAGCTGTAAATGTATTGAACAATCCAACAGAAATTAATGAAGTATCTGGGCTACCAGCATAATAAACTGTTGCAGTATCACCACCAGATAAAAAAATGTTTTTAATGCTAGACACATCTGTACTTGGCTGAATACCTGCAAAAGTAAAAGCTGAATCAGGTATAGCTATTGAAGAAGTATCAAAAGGTATTTTTCTTGTCTTTAAAATAACTTGTGTAAATGGACTACTACCTTGAATTGTTGGCATTGAATCAATAAATCGCCAAGTATCAATAAAATTATTTGTACCAACAAAACTAACATACAACTCAGGAGGTACACTTTTACTTGTGCTAATTCCATCAAAAGTAAGTACTGAATCCGGAATTTGCACAAATGGAGCGTTAGATGGCAATCTACTAACTTTTATGCTTGCCTGGGTAAATGGGCTAGTTCCATTGTCAATATCTGAGACAAAGTCTATATAACGCCAAGTATTAATATTGCTTGTATTAATTGAATCTATATAAACATCAACGCCTTCATCAACCCAAGATAATCGTGCTTCAGCATTAACGTTTGCAGTTGGCTGAACATTTCCAAAAGTAAATGCTGAATCAGGTATTGTTATTGATGAAAAATCAAAAGGTATCTTTCTTGTTTTTACAACAACTTTGGTATATAGAATATTTCCATTGTTATTTGTATCAACAGAGCTAACATACAACTCAGGAGGCACGCTTTTACTTGTACTAATTCCATTAAAAATAAGTACCGAATCCGGAATTTGTACAAATGGAGCGTTAGATGGTAATCTATTAACTCCTAAATTTACTTGAGTAAATGGACTAATTCCATTATCAATATTTGAGATAAAATCTATGTAACGCCAAGTATCGATATTATTATTTGTGTTAATTGAATGTATGTAAACATCAACGCCTTCGTCAACCCAAGTAATTTGCGGTCTAATACTGACTTCTGTGGCTAATGGAACATTATTAAAAACAAAAGTTGAATCAGGTACTGTTATTGAGCTGTAATCAAAAGGTAGTTTTCTCATCTCTATAACAGCTTGAGTAAATAAGCTATTACCATCATTAATTGTATCAAGAAAGCTAATAAATATTTCAGGAGATACCGTTAAACTTACATTAATATTTTCAAAAACAAGACTTGAATATGGAGCTACTACTGATTGTGTGTTGCGGTCTAAATTACTAACTCTTAACTTTGATTGAGTAAATGGACTTTCTCCCTGTATAGTTGGCATAAAATCTATATAACGCCAGCTATCAACAAAATTAGTAGAATCTACCGACGCTATATGAACTCGAACAAACGTATTAAATAAATTTATTGGAGTTTTTATAACATCAGTATTTGCAATTGTTAAAACAGTATTACCAAAAGCAAGTTTTGATTCTTTTACCATTACAGAAGGAGAATCAGCAGGTAAATTAGTAGTTTTTATTTTTGCCTGAGTAAAAGGACTGTTTCCTTGAATTTTTGGCATTAAATCTATAAAATACCAGCTATCAATATTATTGGTAGTGTCAACTGAAGTTAATTGTAATCTAATGGGAGCCAAGACAGTACCGGTTACTCCACTAGATAATGGTTTTAATAACGGCTCTACTTTGACGTTAGTATTTACATTACTGGCAATTGTAACATCTTGTGCGATTACTACTTGATTTTTATAGCCAGATTCGTCAAAACTAATTCCAAGCCCAGCTCTTAAATACGTTCCACTAGTTGAACTAGTTCTTAATACAATATCTTTATCGTAAATAGCTGCGTTGCTCTGAACTGTTAAAATATCTTTAGCCACAAATCTATTAGACGCTCCAGACGCACTAGTCCCTAAAAGCATCAAATCAAGTGTGTAATTTTGTAAAATAACAGATGCTGTGGCTAATGGCATAAGACTTTTAATCCTTTTCTTACTTTATACTTGCCAGATATATCCAACTTTAGCTTTATTAAATTATAGGAGAATCCCAATTAAAATTTTTACCAAGAAAAGTTAAAGTAAATGAATATTTCTTAACTTCATTTTGATTGGTAGGTAAATTCAAATTGTTTATTACAGCAACTCCTTCTATTCTTTCTCCATCAGGAAAAGTAGCTATTGCATACACTTCTTTCCCATTAGATATAGATTTTAGTCCAGCAGCTGGTTTAACTATTTTTTCAAGTGCCTCATCCCCAGACAATGAAATGCCAGAAATTGAATACGAGCGAGAATATCTTACTGTGTTAGAATCTGTCCCAAGTCCAGATTGAAACGTTGTAATATCTATTTGAGTATCTTGATTACTTAAATCCATTGTTTGAATACCACACAATGGAATAGAACCAGTTAAATAACTTGCTTGTGAACCAGCAGAAATATTTAGTGTATTTGGGCTACCATTAAAATAAATAACTGAGCTGGATGTTGAATTTAAAAAAACAACATCAGGATTAATTGGAGTTAAAGAACCAAAATCAAGATTAGCATTTTGAGGTATCATTATAGGAGAAGAGCCAGCCACGGGATTAACAATACTTATCACTGCTCTAGTAAATGGGCTTAACCCTTCAATTGTTGTCATTGAATCTACAAATCGCCAAGTGTCAATATTATTAGTTGTGTCAACTGAATTAAGAATCATTCTAACAGGAGCTAAAACAGTCCCAGTTACTCCACTAGACAATGGTTTTAACAATGGCTCTACTTTTACTGATGTAACAGAACCACTAGATCCAGTTACAGTAATGTCTTCTGCTACTACTACTTGATTTCTGTAATTAACACCACTAAAACTAATTCCTGTTCCAGCTCTTAAATAAGTTCCAGTACTTGAGTTACTTTTTAAAATAATACTTTTGTCATAAACCGCAGCATTATTCTGGACTGTTAAAATATCTTTGGCTACAAATCTGTTTGAAGCGCCAAAAACATTAAGTCCCAAAAGCATTAAATCAAGTGTATAACTTTGTAAAACAACAGATGCTGTGGCTAATGGCATGAGCTTCTTTTAATCCTTTATTAACTTATAATTGCCATTTTATTAGAAAGACTGAAAAACTATTGGATCCTTAATAAGTATTCTTGCTTGTTCAATTGTATCTAAACTATAAGGCATATGGACTACTTGTATAACTGAAAAACTTTTTTCTATCTTAATTATTGCTTTAGATAAATTTAAATCTTTTTTGTAGTTTTTTAAATATATCTCCCATTCTTGAATTTTGTATTTTTGCCCAGCACTAGACGACTTTGCATACCCAAGAGGCACTTGCCTAATCAAGCATTCTAATCCATTACTAACAGAAGGAGGTGGATTACTAGATCCATAAGCCCAAATAGATAGCGCGCCATTACTATACGTACCTAACTCTGGAGTTAACAACGCGCGTAATTTAGTGTTTAGTTCTACTAAGTTCATTCGTGAGTAATTAAGTAAGAATTGTATAACTTTTTTGTATCAACAATATTTCGAGGAGAAGTAACTATATCGCCACTTTTCCTTTTAGTCTCACCCGGCCAAGGATAAATTGATTCTTCTATTTTATCTTGGCACAATTGCCCAAAATCTTTAGTAATACTGTAAAATGCTTGCTTATAATCAGCAGAATTTAAAGCGTTTGTAGCATAATTGTTAAATTCATTCTGGAAATGTCTTCTAGCTTCATCTACCCATGGACGAGGCGGATAATTAGCCCCAGTACCTTCATGAACAATGCTTGCATAATCTACTGACCACGTTAAAGTAGATTTAGCATTAGCTGGTATTTGAATATTGTTCCAATTAATTTTCATCTTTTCAAGATATACTATAATTACAACTATAGTTTAACATTGATTTAAATATTATGTCACAAGGAACTCAAGGATTAGACATCCAAAACGTATCTGGCGCTAATTACAGGCAGTATGTTAATGAAGCATTAAAACAAGTTGCTACCATGTCCTCTGGAGCTACAGCGCCAAGTAATCCACAACAACAACAATTCTGGTTTGACACAAATAACAGTAGAGTAAAAATATATTTAGGAACGACTTGGACTCCTTATTTGCTTTCAGCAGGAGATAACGCAGCGTTAGGGATAAATGCGCTTCAGTCTAACACCACTGGTTATGCCAACACGGCGATAGGACGAGATGCGCTTTATTCTAACACCACTGGAGTAAATACCGTGGCGATAGGGCAAGGTGCGCTTTTTTCTAACACCGCTGGTTATGCCAACACGGCGATAGGACGAGATGCGCTTTATTTTAACACCATTGGTTATGCCAACACGGCGATAGGGACAAGTGCGCTTTCTTCTAACACCACTGGATTCAATAACGTGGCGATAGGACAAAGTGCTGGAGTCTATGGCGTAAATATAACTACTCAAAACAACCATTTTGTTCTTGGAAACAGTGAAGTCACAAATTTAATATGTGCTGATACTTCAATATCTGGGCATTCAGATGCCCGTGACAAAAAAGACATTGAAGCATTAAATTTCAGTGGACTAGCTTACATAAATGCACTTATTCCTAGAAAATTTACTTGGAACATGCGCAAATGCGTTGGCACCAAAAAGGACATTACGGAAATAGGGTTTATAGCGCAAGAAGTTGAGTCTGTTCAATCAAGTGTATACGCTGTGCCGGGTATTGTGTCAACTTACGATATTGATTACACAGACCCAGAAACTGACGAAAACATTGTTACAGACCAAAAGCTAATTGCACCAGCTAGACTTATCCCAATTTTAGTCAAAGCTATACAAGAGCTAACTGTGCGTGTAGAACTTTTAGAAACTGCTTTGCAAGCACAATAATTAAACTAACAAATAAGCACTTTTACTGCGGCGATTGATTTAAATTGCTAATATAAAAGTGCAACTTTTTTGTTATTGATATGTATGACAACCAACAGCTGTTAATAAAATATTTTAAAGACAAAAACATAACTACTAGAAATAAATTAGTAGAGCAAAACATGGGATTAGTGTATTCTGTCGCTAGCAAAATGCAAAAAACATGTTCTACTCCTTTAGACGATTTAATTCAGATTGGCAGTATGGGATTAATTCAAGCCATAGAAAGATATAATCCAAATAAATCAGAAAAGTTGTCTAGTTTTGCGCTACCGTTTATTAACGGATCTATTTTGATGTACTTGCGAGATAAAGATAAAATAATAAAAATTCCTAGGGCAATACAAGAAACGCATCAGACAATTAAACGTTATGCACGTAAGAACAACATGTCATATGAATGTGCAGTAAAACTTTTAAATATAACTCCAGAAAAAGTTGAAGAAATTAGTAAAGCATACCAAAAAACTTGTTTAGATTTACCAGAAATTAGTTATTACGATAATTCTTCTATACAGGAATTAGAGATTATTTTAGAAAAAATTCCTGATATACATGCTCAAATAATTAGGTTAATACATATACATGATTTTAAAATACAAGAAATAAAAAATATGTATGGATTATCTGTATATCAGATTAAGCAGATAGAAAAACAAGGTATAGAATTACTTAAAAATATTGTAAACAACATTTTGTTTTGTCCTCTTTGTTTGAGTAAAAATATTGTTAAAAACGGGAAAAGAAAACAAAAACAACAATATTTATGTAAAAACTGTAAATATCAATTTGTGGAAAACCCTGGCGCACTAGGAAGACCTGGCTATAGCACAGAATTGAAAATTGCTGTAATCAATGCTTTGAATCAAGGAAAATCATTTGCTTGGTGTAAAACTTATTTACATATTTCTAAAACTACTGCCTATAACTGGTTGAAGCAATACAAAGTTATAGGCAATAAGCTAATTAAGCTATAAATTCAAATACCAATTTAAGTACCATTGAGCTTTTTGGAGATCTTCTAATCCGTTTTTATGGTCACTTCGCCAAGTGTACTTTATGATATTCCCTTTTATAAAGCCTTTTAGCTCTTCAGAAGACAATGCTGCTTTAATTGCGTCAATGCACTCAATATCTGCTTGCTGATAATGTTTTGGGTGTTCAATATTACTCATAAAACAATAGCTTCCAAGGGGAAGCTAAAAACTACTACTACTATATTTTATCTAGGTCTTTCAGGATAATCTACATCTTTCATTTTCTTGCCCTCAGAATTTTTTCTAGAATAACTTATTATTTTTGTAATGTCAAGTGATATCTGAAATATTTATTTTAAACAGCTGTGGGTAGAGTTATAGTCCCTCTTATTAGCGTACCTCGCTTAGACGTATATGCATTAATTCTATTTTGAGTTATAGCAGTAAATTTCCAGACACCTGTAAAAATAGTACCATCGTTGTTAGTGAGTTTAGCTGTGCCAATAGACTGAACTCCAACTGTAGTAGGCATTAATTTTGGATTATCTAATCTACCTTGGACTTGAATTATGCTTGTGCCGTAGCTGCCAGGAGATTGCAATATTCTTGGGTCTTTATATTCTGTAGCAGATGCCAGCAATATCAAAGGCACTGAAGATTGAATGTAATTTCCAGTTTCTGGATCTACGGTAAATGCTCCACTGCCAATATTAAAAGTTAGTTCCAAGTTAACAGTACTAAAATATTTGTCAGGTAAATGCTGCAATGCCCCACCAACAATTTGTTCAATATTCATGATGTATACTCGCTTGGACGATATTTACGAAATATTGATAACAACTCATTTATTGGACTACCATTAGTTTTGTTACCACTAATACCAAGATAGTCTGATTGAGACGCGTATTCTATAACATATTTTTCATCAGATACATCTACTGATTTGACTCCTTGCGATTGAGGAGAATTCCGCAAAGCAACAATAGCGGCTAAACTACGCTTTAAATTAACTACAGACTCTGATGTAGCGGCAAAATTAATACCGCTAGAATAAGTTATTTTAAGCTGCTTCTTTACCCTTGGTACAGTTGGATTGCGACTATATCTTCTGAAGCCAGTGTGATAATAATATTCGTGTTGTAATACCCTGCTAAGTGCTAGTAAACTAATCTCGTTATTATCATAATCAATCTTATAATCTTTGTCTAAAATAAGTGGCTCCCATTCCTGAATAGAGTAAACTCCAAATCTTGGAGGTGTATCACTTCCTCTTAATTCAACAATAGGAGTTGGATTTGATAGCATTGGACGAATTGGGACAATAACTCTACCTGTGTTTGGGATTGTCAATATTTTCTTATATTGAGCTATTTCCAATGGGCGATTTGCTCCATTAACGCCCTCAGCTAGTGATTGTGCTAAAGCAATAGCAGTAGTTAATGGCTCTCCAGTCAAAGTAATGCCCGGAGCATACTGCAAGCATTCTTGATTAGAAAGCCACGGCATAACTACACTCCAAAATACTGTAAATAAACGTTAAATCTACCTGCTGTTAAATCAGCTCCTGCGATAACAACATTAAGCACAGATGTTTTAGTTGCATTTGTACTAGATAATTTAACAGCAGTTGTGTTAACAGCTAAAGCATGCACTGAAGTAAGAGCATCATAATTAGAGGGAGCGGCAAGAAGAGATTGGGTGGAACTACCTATAAAACTTAATGTTACAGTTGCAGAGCCTCCACTAGCAAGAGGAGTAACAACATCAATAAAGCCACGGTGAATAATTGCTCCTGATGGTAAAGCTAATTCCAATGAAATGTTTCCTATTTTACCACCTAAGTCAGCAACATCGTAAACGACTTTAGCAATTCCACCAACAGAGTCAGACTGAACTCTGGCTGGTATTGTATTCAATTTAGGCATTACAATCTATCCTCCACAAATCTAGGGCATTCTATTAAATACTCTGGACAAAATATTTGACCAACTAAGTTGGTTCTAAATTGTCCACACAACAAACATTTTGATTGAGTGTCAAAGCCAGGATGCTGCAAAGCTGGGGTAGGAGCCGCAGATGTTTTTTTCTTTGGCTCTTTTACCTCTTTGACTATTTCCTTGTTTTCATCTTGTTCTGTCATAGGAAATATCAATATTAAATCGCATTTTTCAGCGTGTTAACTTTAATAACTCTAAGTTGTTGTGGAACAGCACTATTATCTCCAGCTCCATCAACATCCATTTGAACGAATGATTCTTCAGAGCGCCAGATAGCTCTAGTAGCGCGTCCAAAATCAGTGTCGTCATCAAAACGAACTTCCATTTCAGTTCCAATACCACGTCCAATAGTGTCTGAACCAAAAGCGAAGCTAGTATGAGTAACTTTACTATCTTCTGTTTGAACGCCAGGAGAACCACTTGCACCAACGCCATAAGCATTAGTTTCGAAAATCATAAAGTTCTCAAAGTCTCCACAATATCCACTTAGCTTATCCGTCTCTCCAGGCGCAATTAAAACAGGATTCAAGAATTCTGTTAAAGTTTGTAATTCACCGGGAGTAGCTGCGTGCCACAAGCTGTCGTAGCTAATCTTTAATTGAGTTAAAGCTGTGCTGTTAACTACCAAACCGTATTTATTTCCAGCAAAGGGAGGAATCTGAATCTCCTTCATGTATCCATATAAAGAAGCTAGAAAACGACGTGTTAAAGTACCATCGTCTCCGGATGTGACAGAAGTGGCACTTGTGGCAACAGCGTTTTTATCGTTGTAAACAACACGAGTTGTGCCAGTCCATAAACTTCTAATTTTTAGATCTTCCCATGCGTAGTAATCTCGCATTAAATTTCTATTCAAGATTGACAACAGTTCAATCATTGAATAAGCGGTAACAAAGCTAACTAAAGTCACGGGAGGATATTGAGAATTGCGACCTAGACCCCATTCTTGCAGTTCAGCTGTTACAACTCCAGTAGACAAATTTTGGTTGCCAGAGTCAATTCGAGTATATGCACCAGCACTTGAAAGTAATCTGTCCTCAGGAGTGCCAGGAGCCGGTTGGTAAGCAGCTCTAGGGATTTTAATTGTATCTCCCAATCCTTTTCCAAAATCAATTACAGTATTAGCAAATTGCCAGAACACAAATCCTTGGCGGTTGTTAGTACGCATAATTGAAGATAGTACTTGGAGAAACCCACCAACAATATCGGTACCAATAGTTGCAGAATCTTTACTAACTAAAGACGAACCACGAAGCATTCCATTAGCTTTGCCCCAAGATTCTAAATCTTTAATTACTTGAGATTTGTTCTCTTTAACAAATTGGTTTAATTCCCGGTTGTCTTGAGATCTGTACTGAGAGCCATTAGCACGTACTTTAACTACTTTATTGGAGTTTTCGTAAATATTAAACCAGTCTTTTAATGCGCCTTGCGGGCTGTCGGACTTAGAGCTAAGCACTCTATTTACGCTAGGAGTTGGCATTGTAATTGGAGTTTTGCTTATTTTACCAAGTTCGTCTAAAATTGTTTCTGCTTTTTTAGCAGATTGCAACTGAGATTCTAACTCAGCTTTCTCAAGACGTTCTTTATTTAAGGCAGACTCTAATTCAATTCTTGACTGAGTCTCTTTCATTAGAGATTGCTGTAAATGAGAAACTTGACTTTCGATTAGCTGTTTTACCTGTTCCAAAGAAACATTGGGAGCAGTGGTCATATCCACAGATTCAGTGGACACAACAGGTGTAGGCTCTACTACTTCTTGTGTTTCATCTGGACTGTCAACACTATCTTGAACTTTTAAAGAACTGTTAATAACAAAGCCTTTGGGTTGCTTTAAATTCACCCTACTGCGTTTTTGCTCATTGAATGAATCTATGACTTGTTCTGATAGCAGTTCTCTTATAACTTTTCTTGGCATACAATTTTGGCTAGATTATACTTATTACTTTAAAATAAAAATACCAACTAAAATGGCAATAATCTGAATAGATGTATCTAATACGGTACAAAATATGAAACCATCAAAACAAGGTAGTTACTTACGAGAAGTTCGAATAGAGAAAGGATTCAGTCACCAAAGATTAGCTATTTGTGCAAATCTTAGTAGAATGACAGTTATTCGCGCTGAGCAAAGAGGAATTAAGACAGTTCCATTATTAATTAAGTTAGCTCGCGCACTGGAGATAAACCCTGTCACTTTGCTAAATTTAGATGAAAGCGTAGTTAATCCAAAAAACCCATGGCTGAAATAATTAAAACTCCTATAGAAGAAATACTAAGCTACTGTTCAATAACATTTATAGAATCAAATAATAGTAGCAACACAGATAATAATAGCAACACAAATAATTTAGACATGTTTGTAAGCTGTCAGGATGAGACTTGGCTATTGTTAGCCGAATATTATACGGAATTTATATCTTTTTTAAGATCTAAGAAAATGGACACTCCTACATTTAAATCTGAGCGAATTAAGACAGTAATTCTAGTTTCTAGTGAAACACCATCTAGAATAGTAATGTTTCAAATTAAAAAAATAAAAGTCAATATTAAAGAAACTTTTGTGAGAATAAACGCTTTAATGTTATTTTTTTTTCGGAACAAAATACAACTTATTTTTGATTGGTTTAAATCATTTTTTGTCTACAACATAATTGATTAATTATTTCCCAAGTTTTATACTTTTAGCATCTTCTAAGCAGAAATTAAGAACTTCCGCATACTCTGGAGATGCATCTATTATTAACTTTTGGTAGGCTTGTTTAATTTCTTTCCAACAACTGCTAGATGGTATTCCCAGTGCATCATACCAAGTAATAACATTTTCAAAATTGTAATATCCAGGTCCAAATTCTCTGCGGAATTGTTCTCCTAACCAACCCAATGTCGCTTTAGGATTAGCCTTTTTTAGCACTTTAAGAAGTCTAGCTTGATCTGCTTTTCTAACAAGCGGATGACATGATTTACCGCGTCTAAAAATTGCATCTTTATACCAATGTTGTTCTGGCGCAAATCCATATTGTTCTGTAAACAGCCAAGTTACTCTCGCAATATTCCTACCAGCTTTGTAAGCACGAAGTAGCTGTCCTCTTAAATATCCAATTTGTTTCTGCTGTTCTTTTGAAAAAATCTCACCAAACTCTGGTAAAACATCAGGAATTTCTTTATCTTCTTCTCCAATAAATTCAAAACCGCAATGAGGACATATTTGAGCAAAAATAGGTAACACAGCAGCACAGTTAGGGCATTCTTTAACTGGCATTTCATGATTTTTCTTAAATACTGGACACAATGGCGTTTGATAGCCTTCTGTTGATAATCCAAATCTTTTAGTATTGTCACCAAAATCTAGTAAATAAGCATTTTCTTTACCAGGGAAAATTCGTAATGCTCTACCGCACATCTGAACCCACAATGCTTTAGATTTTGTTGGTCTAGCAATTATCGCAGCATCACAACTTGGCTCATCAAAACCTTCGCATAAAACGGAAACACTAACCAACATTTGTGTAATGCCGTGCTTAAATCTATTGTAAATAGCATTTCTTTCACTATTATCAGTTTCTGCTTTTATTACTTCAGAAATAATATTCAATTGATTAAATTTTTCCGCTAAGTCTTCAGCCTGTTTAACACTAGCACAAAAAGCTATAGTTTTTCTATTAGGGCATAAATCTTTAAATTTATCAACAACAATAGCATTATACTCGCTATTACAAACTAACTCTAAACTAACTGACGTGAAATCTCCATTAGCAGAATCCAGCTTCCTGTAATCTATTAACCCACCCCATCCAAAATGACGTGCAGACGCTAAATGTTTTTCTCTAATTAATTCGGCTGGATATGGAGCGCGCACAATAGCTTGGAAATACTGACAAAATCCTTCTTTAGCTTTAGTTCTCCATGGAGAAGCGGATAATCCAAGGAAAAAGCAATTAGAACAAGCTAATACGCCACCAGAGTAATGATTTACTATTCTAGAATACACTTCAAAGTAAGCAAGTGTATGCGCCTCATCAACAATCACTAAACCAATATCTGATGGCAATTGCCTCCTGGCTATCGTTTGTACCATTGCTATTTGAATTGGACAATGATAGGCAGGAGAGTATTCTGGTGAAATCACTCCAATATCAAATTGGGAAATACTATATTTTTCTCTCAGTGTTTTGATCGTTTGCTCTATTAACCTTGTCCTGTGAACTAAAAAAAGAACTTTTCGCCCCTTATTCAATGCATCAGCTATAATTTGAGACGCGATAAACGTCTTTCCACTACCAGTCGGAGCATAAACCAAAACTGATTTAATTCCTTTTTTATACAAAGAGTACACGTCTTTAATTACGTTTTGTTGATACTGTCTGAGCATAGTAACAATTACTTAGTTTTATCAATTATTTTTATATCAGAAATAAGGATAAGTGTCAATACATATCTTACAGATTGTTATTGACAACAAAACCAATATTAAGTAAAATGTAAAAGACAAAATACCGAAAAGTAAAATGACAAGACAAATTGCCAAAATTCGTAATAATTTAGATGAAGTTACGGTTAAGATTACCCCAGAAGAAATAAAATGTCGTTTAATTAATGACTCTGAGATTGATGATAACAGTTTTATTTGGGAAGTTTTTGACCACTGTCCCCTAGCTGCTTTACGAATAGTAAATGGTAAATATGATATAGCGGAGAAGATCTACAACTGTATTTTAAAGAAAAAACAAATACAAGAATCTGCTGTTAAATTTACTTGGGAATTATTTTCTTATAATTCAGCAGCTGCGTTAAAATACATAGAAACTTTTGAAGAAAGAGCGAAAAATGAATGTAGCGCTGCTTATGAATTGGAAGTAGAAATGCAAATAAAAATTGCTCAATCGTGGATTGGGAGACATAAATCTTAATAAATTACAAGCTATTGCGGTAAATCCGTAATAGCTATAAAAGGAGGCAACTATGTTTAATATACTTCAATGGTTATTTCAAGATATGCCAAAACCAGGCATGAACTACGATTACAGCCAACGATATAAAAAAGTAACTAAAAAAAAGTTGTCTGCTGCACACAGAAGAACTAACGGCAAATGCTGCTGTTGTGGCATAAACAAAAGTGAAGAAGTGCATCATAGCAGTTATAGAAAATCTGGGGATAAATATGGAGTTAACTTCTTCCCAGTATGTAAGTACTGTCATAAAAACGTATGTCATTCCTCAGAGAATTGGATTATAAGCAAAACAGACCCAGTTTGGAAAAACAAAAATACTCCGGCGTTTGTTAAAACACTGCAAAGAAATTATCGAAAATTACATAAATAAATTATTGACAACTATATATTTGTGGTTTATTATAACTATTGAATAGGAGGGACTGTATATGAGATATGTAAGAGACCCAGGAAATTCTCGTGCGTGGGAATTAACTGAATACGCAATCCAAGTCAACGCGTGGGAGCGGTTTGTGTTTGCATGCGACAAAACATTTGATAATGTTCTGTGGAACGACATTGTAGAAAATGTTGTAGTTGAGATCCACCCGGACGGCGATTGTCAATCAAGACAAATAAAGCCTTGGATGGATCTTAAATTTAAAGAACTCATGTTTCCTGTAGAAGGAAAGATGAGTAGAGAAGAATTTTGGCAAAGACAAGCCAATGAGCAAACACTGTATTTGCTCTTGGATAAGTTTGTTGAGTGGCTAAATAGTAGTTACGAAGCATAAAGTAAAAAGTGCTGCCAATTGCCACAGACAGCACTTTGATTTGTTGTTTAAGGTGCTAAACTATTCTATCTTAAAATTTCAGCATTGGGTAAATTTCCGCAAACGACTAAAGATAGCTCAACACCCTCAAATATGCCATTCCAAATTGCATAATCAGCTATCTCGTCGTCTTCGTCGTATTCATATCCTCCTGGTATTTGGTGAGGACAGATGTATTTACCCATAGAATCTAATTCAAAGAAGCTGACTTCTCTCCCGTATTCAGCAGAGCAATTAGGACAAATAATATCTACTTGAGATAATACACCACCAGTAGAGCATTTATTAACGCGCATTGTCTTAATATTCATTATGTCTTCAGCTTTTGATGCATGAATAGCAGCTAGACAATAAACGCATTTATACCCTTTATTTTTTACAATAGACATGTTTTTAGTGTATCTGTCGCCGCTGTCAATTGCGTTGTCATAACTTGGTTCAGACACTAAAAAAGCATCTAATATAAAACCAATTGATTCCTCGGCTTCACTCCATTCGTGGTTGTATATTAAATTTTTACCAATCAATTCTTTAGGCATTTGTTGTAGAACGTCATCATGCCACACTTTATAGCTTCTACTAACTAAATTGTCTGAAGCACGCAGCGGAACAACATACCATTCGTCATACTCCCAATCTTCTTTAGTATAAAATTTGATTTTATCTAAATCTTCTGGTGTAGGAGAACCCATGTATAAAGTACGTTTAACTGGCTTTTGTAGCATAACTTCCATAATTAATCCATCCTTGTTTTGAATTTAATAAATCTACAATTGGTTTAGTAACACTGTTAGAATAATCTTTGTGACATCTACAGCGCATTTTACAAGCCGTGGCAACAGCAATTGGTGGAAAATATCCAATTATTTGCCAGCCATTCATTGAATAAGAAATGCAGTCAGGGCAAACGTTGTTGTATGCTCCAATTACCCATTTTTCCCATTTAAATCCAGCTTCTTTATGTGCTTCTGACCTTCCTCTTTCATAGAATTTATAGAAAGAATCTCCATATTTACTGGACCTGTCTAATATTTGAGCAGGAGATAAATTACCGCTATTAATTTCCTGAGAAAAACGTCGTAGGTAAGCATATTCATCAACTAAACTATTGCCTACTACTCCTTTATCCCTAGCTTTGAATTGATAATTACCTCCTTTACCTGCTAGGTAAGATTGAGTATTACCTTTTTTAATAATCTCCCGCATAGTTTGTTCCCATGTTGCTACAGTTATTTTTTTATCTAATAGCAATTGAGTAGTAGTTTTAATATCTCCTTTTAGCCTATTAATATTATTTTCTATCACTTCTTGTATGTCTGCTCTAGATACAAATCTACCAGCAAAAATACCAGAAGTATAGCGGAATCTTTGAGTTTTAGTGTCAAAGGAGAAATCTGCCATTGTTACTCCTCAGCCACAATTTCAGCTTTTAGTAAACCAGCATATTCAACATTGTTTTTGTCCCAATCTTTAATATAGTTATTAACATCATCATCAGTAATTAATGCTGTTTTAAGTAATTCATCTAATGGGATTAGATCTGATTTTTCAGGTACAAACTTAGTTTCTAGCATAGTATTTTTCTAGTTGTAAATCTTGTGGTGGAGGAGTAGAATCTTGATGAGTAAACTCACTCATAACTTGAGTGTATTCAGAATTTGGAGTTAATACCCATTTAGGCCACTTAACGTCAAAAGCTCGATTATTTAAGTAGAAATCATAGCCATATCTAAGAACCATTTTAACGCAAATTGCCCACCGCACTTGTTCTCCAATCAATGAACGTACTTCCCCAATTAATCTGCTGTATGTTAATGCTGGTTGTCCATGAATGTCCTTGGCTCCACTTGCTGTATCAGCTAAGCCGGGGAATATCCATGCTGGCACTCTTGGTGGAATGCATTGATATCGCAATTTTAACCAGTAATCGACTAATGGAGTTAACGCATCTCCGGATGTGCTAGCTGCTTTACGGACATCAGAACCAGACATTAAATACAAGTTTGTGATAATGCCAGATGCCGCCATGCTTTCATGACGTTGCATATAATCAATTCTGTCTTGTTCTGTTTTGTCTTCTGGTAAAATATGAAGCCAAGGAGTAATGCCCACATCTCGTGCTGCGGTTTCTAAAGCTACGGAACAATCTTTAAATTTGCGCCATGTTTCTATCGAAGGAAAACCAATAGAATTGCCATAAAGACCGCGAGATTTGTACTTAAAATGAAGTATTTTAACTGGATTAAACTCTAAGTCATCATCAGAAGACATTAACTTAGTTCGTTGTATATATTTGAGAGTTTCATTATTAGCAGTTTTCTCTACAAATATAGAAAAAGTTGGTAAATATTGACTAGCAGTAATATCCCAATCATCTTTACTTAACCCAGTTTTACCAATACCAAGTTCCACAAAACTATCTCCAAAAGCCAACGCTTCTACAGCAGCTCGTATTAAAAAATCACCACCTAAAATTAAATCTTTTCCGCAACGAGCAGTAGATAATTCTTTGGCTATTTCTAATACTTCTGGAGCAACAGAACTTCCATCTATTAATGTGTCAGAAACATACCAACTAGATACTTGTCCCTCGACTTCTTGAAAGCAATCTGATGCTATAGTGTCTATGGCATGACGATATTCATAACTCCAATAATACATCTCCAATAAATCATAAGAAATATTTAAATCACCATGTACTGGACGTATTGGAGTTTCTGGTAAATCATAATTAGCTTTAAACTGAATAGCTGGGTAAATAACAGATTGCCTATACCCTTCTAGATCTGAGGAACTAGAACGTCTAAAAAATTGCCATATTTTGTTAAAGATTTTCCCGTAATTTGGCATAAAAAATAAATTAACTTATACTTTATTTTAAATCTTAATATTTTTTAAAGCATAAATTGATAAACTTGTGATACTATTTTTTATGGTAGCCTCTCCTACCTAAGCCAGCTTCGCTTCAATAAGCTGGCAAATTATTTATCTAAACCTAGATTTTGCTCTAGACACAGTTCCCAGATCTGCTGCTAACGCTCCTCCGCGTCTTCTTAACGCTGTTTCTAATCTAGCAAAAGCAATGCTTAAACACATAATACAATCATCATGTCCATACATTGCATTTCTAGTTTGAAGAGAAAAACTTTTAAATTCTGTTAACCCTGCCCAATTAGCTGGAAATATAATCTCTCTTTTTTCTAATGCTAATGCCAATCGGTCTGTGTTAACAACTTTAGAAGTGTTAGTAGTGGCTACTGTGTCAATTGCTAAACCAGGACGCTGTTTAACAATTTCAGCTGCAATAATAGCACCACCAGAGTTGTGTTCTATTACAGTTAAAACAGGATTGTAAGCATCTGATAATTGTAATGTTTTGTCTATACAGAACAAAGATTGTCTATCGTTTTCTCTGTACTCAGCTACTACTTGATATGGATAATCAGTAATGTCAATTATTAAATACTCCCAATAGTCTGTACCTCCAAAATTTGGATCTAATGCTGCCATATAATGTCTTTCTTTATTTGGTAATGCCCAACTACCAACAGCACATTTAAAAACATTCTCAGAACTAAATAAAGCACCACCTGAATCAGGAATGCCAAGATTGTATTCTCTATTAAGTGCATCATCTGTTAATTTATGTTTTTCTTTAGTCTTTTGCAAAAAGTCAGGAACATTGCTATATACTGGATGAGCCTTCCAATGAATAATTACTTTTGCCCAGCCATTGTTGTCCACCCACCAATAGCACGGCTCTTCTTTACCTGCTTTAATTTTTTCTATCAATTCCTCTGCATTTACTGGATTAGCTGAATCAAACATTTGCCAAAAAGTCGACAATTTTCCTAGTTGAGACATTGTTGTAGCCATTATAGTTCTGGCATTTTCCCCTACCGCTTCTTGTGATGGTGTTGACGATGCATAAATCTCACTAAAATTAGGAGGAAATGCAGCCTCATCATAAAAAATATCACTAACAGATTCTAGTGACCGTGTAGCATTATCTGTAGCAGGGCGAAACCATATTTTACCAGCATTCTGAAAGTGGATCTCCGTTTTAGATTTAGTTAAAAATCTAAGGTCTTTGATATTAGCAGGCATGGATTGAATACGCACTGCAATATTAGAAGATTCTTTTTGTCCTAAAGACAATACAGCCGCAGCGTAGGCAGGGTTTAACAATGCTTTATGTAAAAACTTAGCAGAAATACATTCAGTTAAACCTAATTGTCTTGTTTTGAAAATCATTATACCGCGATATTTATCTATTAAATCACTAACAATTTTTTGATATTCAAACGGAGCAAAAGGAATAAATTTATTACCAGATCTAATTCGACAACACTCTTGCAAAAACTCACTATAATTAGACGGAACTTGATAAAAGTTATCTAGCGACTGAGCGCGTCCGTTTTGTGTTAAAAAGTCAATTGTTCTTTGTTTAATTTTTGTTTTAAATCTTGGATTTAATTGAATTTCTATCATATAATTAAATTGGCAATACAGAGTAGTTAATCATGAAATTTTTCGTAAACCAAGCTAGTTTTTCTAATGCAATAAATCAGGTCGCTAGAGCAATTTCAGCTCGTCCTACCCACCCTATCTTAGGTTGTTTCTTAGTAGAAGCTAAGGAAGACAATTTAATTATAACAGGGTCTGATTTATCTATATGGATTAAAACAGAAATTGCAGCAGAAATAATAGAAGAAGGCTCTATCTGTGTTTCCGCTAGAGCGTTAGTAGACAGCATCAACAAAATACCTAACTGTGATTTAGAGATTAAAGTAAACACAGACGAGACAACATTAAACATTAAGCACAAAACTGGTAAATTCAAAATTAATGGTGTTTCCTCAGCAGAGTATGCAACTTTTCCATCTTTAGAGGAAAGTGAAGAAATATCGCTATCTGCTGAAAAGTTGCTAGAAGGATTAAAATCCGTTCTTTTCTCTGCTTCTAGTGATGAAACTAAACAAGTATTAACTGGAGTAAATTTTCAGTATAAAAACGAAAAAATGTGCTTAGCCACAACCGATGGACACAGGCTATCAGTATTTTCTTACGAAAGCAAAGAAACTATAAACGCATGCACTATTCCAGCAAAGGTTTTACATGAAATAATTAAAATTGTAAAGCCTTATAGCGTATTTCAGTTAACATTTTCAGAGTCAATAGCCAAAATTCAATCAGACAACACTACTGTTGTCTTCAGAACATTACAGGGAAATTATCCAAACTATTCTCAATTAATACCAAGACAATTTGAGAGAGAATGTTGTATTTCTAGAAAGCAGCTAATAGAAACACTGGAACGGGTTAATATTATGTCTGACTCAAAAAATAATATTGTGAAAATGACTTTTGTGCCAGATGAACAAAAAGTAGAATTAACAACTGAAAATCAAGGCGTTGGCAGCGCTATTGACACATTAAATTGTGATTTCTCCGGAAGCCCAATTGTAATTTGTTTTAATGCAAAATACATCTTAGAAGCATTAAAATCTCTTAATGGAGAAGAGGTGAGACTTCAAATGAATCAAGAACTAACACCGGTTATCTTGTCTAAAATGGGAGATCCAGATAATTTAAGATTACTAATGCCTATTCAGTTGAGACAATAACTAATCAATAAAATACCCCGCTCCTAACTGGATGCGGGGTATTTTAAAGTATCTAATTTTCTATTCTAACTTAACAGTTGGCAGCCAAGCTATAATTAGCTCGTATTTCTCCGGGGGAATTTCCCCAAAAGATTTAATTTTAGACTTTAGTCCAGTTTTTGCCGTTATGGCAATTTTTACTTTATCCCCAATGTCTCCATTAGAGTCCAATAGATTGCTTTGACGAGCAACATCCATCAATTTGTTGACTTGCTCATCTGATAACCTACTGACACTAGCACTAATAGTTTCTTTTTTGTCTAATAGTACTGATTCTTGCGCATCATCATCTTCCTCAGCCGAAAGGCCTAGAAGAGATTCTAACAAATATCTTCTCGTGTACGTAATCACACTGCCCCACGCGTGGCAGTAGGATTGTTCTTTGCCGTCCCTGCCTTTGGTCCTTTCGACAAGTAGTGTAGTGGACGACGATAAACTTTCTCCTGACTCGTGCCAAAGAGTCAAAGTCAATTTTTCATCTTCAAACGTAAAAACACAAGCAAGCCCATTTTGGGCTAAACCTACATCAACAGCAGCGTGAACATCCGACAAGGTCGAATATTCATAATTCAGGAATTTATTAAACCCACTCTTTTTAAGTGGTTTAAATTGAAGTTTAGCTTTTGTTAAAGCTGCAATTACGTTTTTCATACTATTGTCCTGTATTGTTCAATACTACAAATATAACTTATCAGAACTATCTTGTCAAGTGGTTTAGAATTTATTTTCTAAATTTTTCAGTATTTCTATTATTTTCTTTTTCTTAGCTCTGCTTTTTTGTTGTTTTTCTTTCAGATACAATCTTCCTTCTTCAGTTTTATACCAACAGCCCCAGCATATTGGAGAATGGCGGGAATCTACTTTTAATCGCGCTCCACAAAGAGAACAAGCGATAGTTTTATATCCCGCCTTTATTCTTAGGTAATAATTTTTTTGAGATTTTTTCCTTGATTCTATGTTAGTCATAACTTAACTCAATAAATATCTTGACAATATTCTAAAGTAAGTTACAAAAACTTGCAATTCCTTATAAGTTGTAAAACCAGTCATAAGGAGTGTAAATAAATTTACTTGGAATACAAGACAATCCCAACATGTTAAATGGTACTTGTTTAGTTCTTTGAATATCAGACAAGTACCAACCATAGCCATCAGACTCTCCTAAGTAATCTTTAATTTCTTTTGTAGACATGCAAAGTTTATTGGAATAATTACACCAATAATCCGCATTTCCAGAAACTATTTGTTTAATTTTGCATTTGGCTACAATAGCCATCATTGGTCTTTTTTCAAAAATAATTAACTTGTTTGAAACTGGAGAAAACTTGCGTAGCTCTATCGTCTTCTCCCGTAGTAAAATTTTTCTGACAAAACTTGGGGTGAAAGCCACCATAATAGGTTGCATTATACTGTTGTGTCCTTGAACGTAGATGTACCGAGATCGCATTGAAGATAAGCAGTCTCGCCCATCCTTCCCCATCGATTTTTTAACACTAAAACTTCAAAGCTATAATCTCCTGGATCTTTACTATAATAAGCAGAACGAAACAATCCTAGAATAACAGCTGCCTTTTCCGCGATCTCTCCACTACCACGAATACTAAACAAATCAGGACGTTTGTCTTGTGTAGTAGCGTTACTACGATTAATCTGACAACCAACGAATAACGGTACTTGATATTTCTTAGAAATATTATCAAGTAGTTGCATCCGTCGTCCTAGCTCAGATGCAGAATCACCATCTTTAGATACAGGTGGCAATTGCTGTAAATAATCCACAAATACAGCCATCTTCTCACCACGCTGAGCTATCACTTTCCTGATATCTGACTCAATGATTGCCATGCTCGGTGAACTATTATCGTTCACATACAATGGCAATTCTCCCAATTGAGCAATACCCTGACTCATTGTATCCCACTTGTGATGTTGCTCATTTCTGCCAATCTGCAACAAATCACTAGAATTTATTCCAGTGATGTTTGACAAAACTCTTGTTGCAAACTGCTCCTGTGTCATCTCAGGAGTAAAGTACAATGCAGGCAATCCATGCAGCTTCATTAATTGCATTGCCATGGCTAACATAAAAGACGTTTTCCCCATGCCTGTACCGCCAGCTACAAGGTACACACATGGACGAATGCCTTCTAGTATATTATCAAGTGAATACCAGCCTAAATTAGGCAATTTCTGATGTTCTGAAGTAAGATAATCAAAAACGGACATAGCCAGCTTATTAGCAGAGAACAGCTGATATCTGTCCCCATGAACTTGCCTTTCGACTTTTAGTAACTCCTCTTGCATAGATGCCAATAAGTCCTGTGGCTCAATAAGCAAGTTGTTAGACTCCTTTTTTGCAAATTCAGCAGCTGACATAATTCGCCTCCTGAGCGTTTTGTCTTTAATAATAGATGCTGCTGACTCTGGATTGTAATATGCACTATCCAGGATAGATGCTATCAATGCTTTTGGCTCTGCCACTAACTTGACAGAGTTTGTAGTCAAAAAATTAGTGACTTCCATTAAGTCAATGCGCTTGCCTTGACTATTTAAAGCCTTAAATACTTTAAATAGCTTTTTGTAATCCAATACAGAAAAATCTTCTTCCTGTATCTCGTATTTTTCAACTATATCCAAACTACTATGCACTAACACATAGCTTAGAAGCTCTCTCTCCGACTCCGGAGAATCAATTATTGTAATATCCATGAACCACTACTAAGTAAACACCACCAGCAATCTAACACAATAAAAACACACTGTCAATAAAATTAGGAACCCCACTCATTGAATTTAGCTTTTAAGTCCTCTTTAGCTTTTCTGTTCTTATAGAGAATGTACTCTTGAGTAGTCATGCCATAAGATTCAGCTTCTTGTTCTATCTCCCATTGCGCTTGCTTTTCTTTGGCTTCAGCCAATGCCTTCTCTTTTAACTTCTCTTGTTGCAGCTGTTCTAGCTTGGCTTGTTCTTCTTGGTATTTAAGATACTGTTTCCACCAAATAGCAGCGCCGTCGGCATTGTTTTTAATCTCAGCAACAATATCAACCAAATTAGTATTAGAATTGCTTTTTCGCCGCTCATTATACACCCATTCAGCAAACGAAGCTTTAACATTTTGCTTGCTTTCAGCCATCCAAGCATCTGTTGCAATGCTCATAGATGTCTTTTTTATATGATGTGTTGGACGCGTATAATAATCATTGCTTAATCCAAGACCATCCTTGCCTTGACAAGACGCGGGCGCGGGCGGCACTTGTTTATATTGATCAACGGATAATCTTTCAACATTCTTATCTTCTTGAGTTTTTACTAAAGAAAGACTTTTTACTTCTTGGACTTCTGGCTTCTCCTCAGACTTATTCTGAGTCTTGTCCACAACATCTTTCTTGACATATTTATTTTTTTTCTTTGCATTGATATCTGTATATGAATCGAGATCAACTTTCTTGCTTTCGGGAAAGTAAGATTGTGATTGTGGTAAATCTCGTCTAATACCAAGTACGGGTGTCAGCGGTCTTGTGCCTTTCTTATCTTGTAGTTCATTAGATGGAAACGGACGTTCTTTAAGAGTGCTTCTATCCACAAAAAATGTGTCTATCCAAAATTTCTCTACCTTGGCATCGTTGCGCTCATACCAGGTAATATGCGTCATCTTATTCGTATAAGAACAGTAAAGATATTCTTTACCGTCCTTGACGAACTTATTCTCTGCATCTTCATACTCTTTTTGGGAGGCGTACTTTATCCCTACTTTGTTAAAAGCAGTCTTGAACTCTGCTTTGGAAAACGCTAGTTCTTCTGTCCAAGAGTCGCCTTCTCTATAATTCTCAGAGTTGTTTGGTTCTAAGAACTTCCAAAATGTCTTATATTTGCTGAACCAAAACTCTAATTGTCCTACTAGGATGGCAGCGGTGACAGACCCTAGTTTTTTTGATACCTCTGGAGAATATGCGATTACTCTCCCCGGAAAAACAAAACTCATTTATAATAGATCCATGATGAATAATAAATCTATCATAACAGAGCCAGTAGCGGAAAGATCTGGTTTTGTTATTTTTTTTTAGAAATTTTTTACCACCTTCCGTGATAAAAAGCATTTAATTATACAGTTAAATGCTTTTACCCACTAGTTATGTTATTAATCAAATTAAACCGCTTACTTCATTAATTCTTCCTTGTTTTTTGAGTAAATTGAATAAAACAGCACGGTTAACTAGGCTATTTGGCTTTAATTTAACAGCTTTGCGATAATTGGCTTTTGCGTCCTTTTTATGGAGAATTAATACTGAAGTGCCAATTTAATAAACTACGTAATCTAAAATTACTAAAGTTGCGGAATCTATATCCAAATATCATGAGATGTTAACATTTTCACTCTTAATAGGACTACTATAACTGAATATGCAAACTTGCGTAACGACATTCAACATTTCTGGGAAAATATGGTATAATTCATACAAATGATTAATCAATAAGTTTGATCATTAAAATTAAAATGGTGCGTAACAATGGTTCAAAAAATTGCCTTATTTAATCATAAAGGTGGTGTGGGCAAAACCACTACTACATTCAACTTAGGTTGGATGCTTGCTGAAAAAGGGAAAAGAGTAATTTTGGTAGATGCTGATCCTCAGTGTAATCTTACAGGCATGGCATTAAAAGAAGAAACAGAAGAAGATGAAGCCAGAATAGAAAGCATTTATCAAAATTCTTCTAATATTAAAACTGGCTTAGCTCCTGCTTTTGAATCTCAGCCAAGAGCTATTCAAGCAGTAGATTGTATTCCCATAGAAGGACAAGAAGGACTGTTTTTATTACCTGGACATGTTGGTTTTGCTGAATATGAAGTAACGTTAGGTATTGCACAAGAACTGAGTGGTTCAATTCATGCACTAAAAAATTTACCAGGTGCGATTTCTGATCTTTTAGAAAAGACAGCTAATAAATTTAATGCTGACTACATTTTAATTGATATGAGTCCCAGTTTAGGAGCAATCAATCAAAATTTATTAATGATTAGTGATTTTTTCTTAGTACCTACAACTGCTGATTTCTTTTCAGTAATGGCCATAGATTCTTTAGCTAGAATATTACCAAAATGGTGTGATTGGGCAAAGAAAGCAAGCAAAAATCCTATTCTAAAAGAAGCTGCTTATCCATTTCCAGGGTTTAAGTTGAAATTTTTAGGAACTATAGTGCAAAACTATGGAATTATCAGAGGCAAAGAAGCCAGAGCATTTCAAACTTGGATAAAAGAAATAGAAAAGACGGTCACTACTAAACTAAAACCAATTCTGGAAATGAATAACTTATTATTGCCTAATCAAGTATATGCTGAACAGAACATGAATGGTAGTTTGACTGTGACTGAAATTTCGTCTTTTGCGTCCCTTTTATGGAGACTTAATACTTAGGCTAGTATAAAATCTCCGGTTGGGTAGTAGACGTTGCCTATTGCTGAATAGGCAACAGCAAATTTAAATCTAACAAGATACTGGACCCAAAGGCTCTAACAGCTGCTTGCTTGTCTGCTAACTTCTAGCCATTTCTACCAATTATACGTTTAGAGATTATTTGTCCTAATTGGTAGTATTCTTGTGCGGTCATATATTTTCACCTGTTGCTAATAGATTGTCCCATGTTTTATCATTGGCTAAAACAAAATAGCTTAGTACTGCATCATGCATACAAATTTTATTGTTTTCCGTATACAAGATGTCTTGTCTAATAAAAGCTGTTTGAAATATAGAAAATACTCCATACTCTGTGTGTAAGTTGGAGTTGCCTTCGTTTTTGATTAATTCTAGTAGTGTTTTAGCAGCTATTTCATTTAATTTAAGCGTGCCATTTACTATCTCACCATTAGCTGTTATTTCAACATATTTTTGCATAATTAAAGCAAAACCCAGCAAGTAAGCTGGGTATTTAATTGAGTAAATTGTCAAATCATCAAATCGTTTAAGCCTGCGGTTTGCTTTTTCCCACGAAGCTTCAGATGCCTCGATAAAATATAAATTTTTTTGCTTCTTAAAAGAAACGTTTGGGAGTTTACCTGCTTTTGCCAAAGCTAAAGCAACCATAGCTAAATCTCTGGTAATACCAGGACTAGCTTCTTTAAGCTGTTTATTTTCATCAATTACTGCGTACATAATGTCCATACCAAAGTGTTTGTGTTGTCAATATATGTGTATTTAGACAAGTCAATATTTAGCCTGTCTGAAGCAAGTTTATAAAAAAACTGTTTTAGTTTTTCTTTTTCCTCTTTGAAAAATTGTTCTTTTGTTTTATTACTGTTTTTGGTTAACAGCTCATACCATATTTGAGTTTCCCAGCCTCTGTAGTAATTTACATCAACATACATGCTAACTGGAGTTTCTAGCAATCTAAAATAATGGTAGTCATACGTTCCTTTGACGTATGGCAAATCCCATCTAAACTCATTTGGATTGTCCTCTAGATAGAGTTTCATTTTGCTTTGTAGTTGATTGTAAACATGTTTGAGGCAATTCTCTTTGTACTCCAAAAAGAGTACATGACTTTTTTCTTTTTTATCCATTGAAAAAGCAAAACAAGACTTTGCTATATTGGATGGATCTGGCACATTCCATCCAAATTCGTAAAATATTTTTGCCCAGATATAATCTTCTAATGGAGAAAGATTTAATATTGCCATTTGATTCTTTTCCATAAGAATATCAACGACTAATTCAGTCCCAAAACAATCTACTTTAAACATTCCACCTCCTTTTACAAAAATCTAAGAAACAATCAGACAAGAACCATGCATCAGATGATTTGACTCTTGGCTCAAATTTGACAAACGTTGCTATTGAATAATCGCTATTTTCTGGCATTTCTTCTGTAAAGAAAATAGCTTTATCAAAAGTCGTGTAAGAATATTCTGGATGTTCTTTAATAAATTGTTCCCACACGTCAGGATTAGCGTTTAGCCAATCCTGAATTTTTTCATCGTCAGCAATAAATTGCATAATCTCCTAAGACTTCTTTAGCTTTGCTTTCTCCAACCACTTGTACGAGTTTTTCAACTCCGTACAACTCTATGTAAGAGATGTATTCCTGCCTTTGTTGCTCTTTGGAAACAGGATCTGCTGCTTTCCCTATAAGCATTAAGCAATGACAGTGGAAACGATTTTCTATTTGTTCAATATCTAGAAAACCAAATTCTTCTTTCTCTAAAGGAGGATGAAGTTGGACTCCATAGATAAATTCTCCCCAATGATCTTTAGTTTCATAAAAAACACACGCATCAAATCTGTCTTTGAGCGCTATGAAAAACTTTCCATTTTTGTGTTTCTTTATGAATTGTTCCCACACATCAGGATTAGCATTTAGCCAATTTTTAAGGTATGGATCATCATAATTAACAACGTAATTCATTTATCTTCCCTCCATTTATCCCATTCTTCTTGAGGAGCCTCTACACGATACTTGATGGTGTCAGCATCAAGTATTTCTCTAAACACAACAGCATCTGGAATAGCTCCAACTAATCCTAAACTCAACACCGCTAACGCAGCATCTTGACTGATACTGTAGTTAGAGTCAGTTAAATGGCATTTGCCTTTGATTCTTTCTACTTTTGCAAAATAGTACACTTTCTTACCTTAAAAGTACAAATTCAGTATAATCCATTGACAATAGCGTGTCAAGTGATTTCTGAAAATTATTTGTTTTCATTCTTGTATTAAAACTGTTTCAAATGGCAGTTTAGTAGCATCTTCTGCTGACATTTTCTTAGCCCAAGCGTTTTGAATTAAAGTATTCCATCTAAATCCAGCTTGCTTGCTTAATGTGCCTGGCTTTGGCTCTAAACTACGGTAAAGAAACTTAGGGCGTGCTGCTTTAATGATTTCTGCTTCTAATTCTGGTACTACAGTGAGTAATCTAACTAGAGTCCGGCAGTCATCTAGCGCTCTATGACAATCAATAACTGGAATACTATGAGCATAAGCTAAATTAGCCAATGCAGTGGATTTGCAATACTCAGAATTAGGATAAGTAATATCTTGAGTATCTACCCAAGTGTTGTTTTTCCCAAATCCAGTACCAATGATTTTATGCAGTTGTTTTTTATCAAATTCAATATTATGCCCTAAGATATACTGTACGTTTTGAGACATTTGATAAATCATTTCTAAAGCCAATTCTTGAGCAGCACCTTCTCTAAGCATTTCTGTGCTAATTTTGTTAATCCCTTTTGCTGGATTATCAGCGTTCTCCCAATTTATCAAAGAACTGACTTGACTAAGTATAGACTTAGTCTTAACGCTATATAAAATAGCTGCTACCTCTATAACAAGACTAGACTCTTCTAGCCCTGTAGTCTCTGTGTCTACTATTAATACATTCATTTTGTTGTCTCTTAATATCATAATTTTATTTTATTATAATTTTAAAAGACAACATAAATAAAGTTACGTAATTTTTGCTAATTTTCGATACTTTTCAAGGGCATCTAGATATCCTATATGCGCTGCCTGGTAGTAATCAAGTTTAGCTTTTTCTTTGTCAATTGATTCCATTAATATTGCTCTTTCGTAATACGCTCTGGCATACCATTTGTTAATTTTTAAGCAACTGTTAATGGAGTTTATGCCAGCATTGATATCACCTAGTTTAGCTAATATTATTCCTTTAAGAAGCAAAGCGGTTGGAGAACTAGGATTGACCTCCAAAGCGTCGTTGCAATCAGCTAACCCAGCTTTGTAATCAGTTTTTTTAATAAAAGCCTCCGCTCTTTCACAATAGCATTCTGAATTATCTACTTCAATGTTAATAGCTGAAGTATAATCTTTGATTGCATTATCTAACTTCTTTAAAGCAATATAAGACTTTGCTCTTTGACGGAATAAAGAAGCACTTTTCTCAATAACAAGTGCTTCGGAATAATGTTTAATAGCAGTTTTGTGGTCTCCATTATGAGCCGCCAAAGCTGCTAATTGTCTGCTGTTATTTTTCACTTTGACTCCGGTAAAAGACATTTATCTGAATCACATGGAGCAGGTCCTGATTGGTCATCAAATCCATTATCATACTTGTGTAAAGCATTTAAGAAATCGTCATTAGTTTTTCTTTGATTTACCTCTTTTACTAACTGCAAGTATTTGTCCTTGCTAATAGGCTCAAAAGGCAATCTAGGATAAGACTGGAAATCGTCAAAACGGCTAAGAATAGCAGCAGAAATATACCCGTCATTGTTTTCGATTGAGTCATATATAGCTCTACTTAAAGCACCAATTTCGTTCTGGCGTAGTTCAAGTGTGGCTGAAGTATTGTGAGTTGTGTAATACTTCTGCACTTGCATATAAAAATCAAACTGTGCCAACACGGAGAATTTGGAAATATCAACATCAACTCCTGGTAGATTTGCCCAAGATACAGCTACTGGTATTTCCACTAACCATTCTGTACAACGTTCATCAAATGGGTTGTCTAATAAGTTACCATTTTCATCTTTATCTGATTGTGATGGAACTACACTATAGCCAAAGTCTATACATGCCAATGCTACTGGATCATTTTTACGGAAAGTAATCCGACGGATAAATTGTTGTGCTTTGGGAGGATGCCAACCAGGAGAAGCGCCAGTTAACAAAGACTTTGTGTTGTGTGATTTAATCGCTCCTTGCCAATACCATGAATCATTGTCGTCCTCTCCCTGAACTGCAAAGTCGTAGCTATAATCAGGAGTTTCTTCCCATTCCACAGATTCAATGAGATATGGATCAAACTTATAGTTTCTCTTGAGTGAAGGAATAGGACGAATCTCAGCTTTTTGACTATTCTTGTTTAAATAATCTAAAGCATCAGGTTTGGATAACATGCGGCTTAAACATAAACCCCACATACTTTTCTGTGCTTGGTTGTTCTTTCCTTGAGTGTTATGGAATATAGAAAAGCATAATCCCACAGCTTCACCAATTTGCTGAAGATTTCTAATGAAATCTTCACTGGCGCTATCAATCGACATTGAACCGTTAGACCTAATACATCCATCAGTGTCAATTAATCCACAGAAAAACGATAAAATGCTTTGTTTGGAGGAACAACGAATAGCTAATGGTATTCTGTCAAGATTTAAACTTTTTTCCGTTTTAGCTATTCCAGTCAATTGCAACCAATTATAAAGCTGAACACTAGAAATGCTTAGTTCATAGGCTGCTCTGTCAGAGTATTTATTGATTTTCCCATCTACAACAAACAGATTTTGTGCTATTTGTTGTAGTCTTTCTAGTAATTTATAACTATTACTAGAAAACCTAATACGATGTCCGGATATACTTAAACATCCATTCCCAAACAATGCTCCAATAAAATAAGCTAAGTCAGGCGACATTGTTTTAGGCATTTTAATGATAGTTGCTGTGATGCCACGATTATGTCCAGCTTCTAATTGCCTCGCTTCTCTTGTATAGCTAAATTGATCTATATCAAGTAATGGAGTTTCTTGGGTGTTTTGATATTCCCCAAGACTAAAATCAATCTTCATTCCAGGAGTCATGTCAGACGCATAAATCCAGTTTCCATCAATAGAAAGACGATGGTTTGGAGTCATACGTAAAATACGTCCATTCTGTAATGTGACTTTAATCAATTGCAATGGTTGATTAGCAATTCCTGTGGTAACAGACACTCCTTCACGAACACTTAGTTTCAAATTAGTAGTTTCACCACTGCCAGGTGCTATCAATTCATCCGCATAAAGTAAGCCTTGATCAAAAATTCTTAATGCAGTGCGATCTAAACACCCACTGGGCTGAACAGTAGTACAACGATTAGGACGTTTGAGATTGTGTTTATCGCAATATTCCCAAACAGTTTGATGTACTATGTCTTTCCATCTAGATAAATACTCTTGTTCTTTTTGTTTAAATATCCTGCCTTGCTCATTGTCTTCTCTCTCTTGTTGCCACCAGTGAAGCCATTCTGCTCCAAAAGCATGAACAAAAAAGTCAAATAATCCGGTGAAGGAAACACCAACAATAGGATCTAACTCTCTAGATTCTTGATAAATAGGCTCGGTGAATCTATGGTGAAGCAATGCAGCTACTGAGAGTGAAGCTGCTTTAAAAGCATCTTCTTGTTCTTTATAGTCAGTAGGATTGAGCTGATTCAAGTGTATTTCTGACAAATTACAATTCCCAGTCAATGTGTTTCCAAATACACCTTCATGATATTGTGGTTCATTAAAACAGTAAGTGTCATGCAATCCCGGTAATTGCTCCACACTCCTGATAACTTGCCATTTACCTTTAAATTTAGGTACTCTACCTTGGCTTACGTCTAATCGCTGACAAGGGATTTTACTACAATCAGTTACTTGTACACAGTACAAATCTTTACTTCTAACTCCATAGTTTGTAACTGCTCCTTTATAAGCACAAAGATTGACAGAAGAGCGAATGCCACACTTAATTAGCAACAATTGTATTCTATACGCTCTGTCATAATCAGAGATGTAGATTCTAATACCATTGCCACTACTATTTGTTCCATCTGTATCTGCTAAACCAGCAATAAAATGCAAAATTGCTTCACGATTCCAACTTGCTATGATGTTTAATGCTTCTGGTTTGGTTTTGAGACTCTTCAGAAATTCCCCAGAAAAGCTTAAATTTGTAACATCAGTGAAGTTTGTAACGTATTCATATTCCCTAATGGGAGACTTATTACCTGCCACAGACAAGGCAATTTTTTTGCCATACAATCTTATTTTTGCGTTGTCGTCTTTGTCTGTGGTGCCATCTCCTACGGCTACCCCCAAGACATAAGCATAATTAGTATCAATATCCAATCCATCATCATACTGAATAGTAAATGGCTTGGTGTGAATACGATACTTACTTGCATCCATTAAGTCTTTTGTCTGTACTTCTTTGTATTCTTTGCCAAACCTATCCTTAACAAAGAATCTATGATATTCGGTAGCATCTAAATACGTACCATCCGCAAATCGTACACGATAAAGAACGCGAGAACTGCCAGTTTTAAATGGCTGTACTTGACTCCAATTCCTACCATTCCAAATCTCAACATCGCATCCTACAACATCTTTGATTGCGTGTAATCCATCTTTGGTAATTAGTAGCGTGTCACCACTAACACAATGGAAATTGCTACCAATAATTTCACCACAATTATGGGCGACAATTCCATTACCATCAAATCGAGAAACTCCCGGAACAGTACAGTCAAAAACTGCTTCTACTCCATCGGGTATAATCTCTTTGATTTTAACTACAAATCGCTCACGATTTAATTTTGGCTCATATCTGGTAATTAATTCATTCAAGCGATTAGCTTTGTCAGGTTTTTGGAATCCAATAATGTTTTGAAAGACACAGATATTATCATTACTGATAACAAGTTCATGTTGTGCTTTTTGATAAATTGTTGAGATAATACCTAATCTCGCCAGCATTCTTTGGACTATTTTCAAAGTCTCTAGATTGCTTTGTGACAATCTGATGCTAATGCCTTTTTGTTGATTTCCTTGCACGCTCCCATCAGCATCAAATAAGCCACGTAAAAAACCACGGTAAAATTCATAACTTGCTTCTTCGATTTTACCTGTTGGCATTTTGTTCTCTAGCGTAACGTCATAACTAGCAGCTAATCTAGCTAATCCTGTTGATTGGACTACTCGATAATTCTGCTGTTCATAGTAATGTCCAGATTCTGTAGTTCCAGCATAATCAACAGTTTTTTCAAGTAGAGCAACAGCATGTCTTCCCATCTCATCTTGAGAATCTTCCCAGTATCGCAAAAGTGCTGTTTTCCCCCACTGTGTTGACGAGATGCTGCCATTGCCAATTAAATTGCCAATTAACCAGCCTTCGTCAAAAGTTCCAAAACTGTCCCAATGCTGTGCTTCACGATGGTTATGGACTGAAATATAATGTCCTGGACTTAAATCTTTAGCTTCAGTCCACTCAGAATATTGTTTACGTTGAGTCTGGGCAGTAACTTTGAGTAGCTGATGATTGTCAGTTAAACGCAACTCATATCCTTCTTGAGTAATCACTTTTAGCACAGGCTTGATTCCTGTTAGCCAAAAACCTTCGGGTGTGGTGCTAAATAATTCTCCATCAACGTAAACACTGGTTTGTTTGCCTATCAAGTCTTTAACTTGCCTCGCTCCTTTTTCTGTGTGAATCCATGTATCAGCAGTAACACACGGATTTAATCCATATGTACTTACTCTATGTTCTATCTCCGCATGTGGCATGCTTGGATAATTTTTTCTTATCCATTCCTTGGCTCCACCATTCTCATAAGCATTCAAGAACTCTGCTTTTAACTTTTGGGTAATCAATAAATCTGCATTTGCTCTGGCGACAGCTTCACCAGCCCATTGAATTGCTCCTTCACCACTCCAATATTGACTTGTTACTGAATCAAACACCTCCTTATAAGTAGGCTTTTGGTGAAAAACTCTGGTGTGATTTGCCATGCGCAAAGCATCTTTCTCTGGATCTATTCTCCACTCTCCAGTTGGTGTTTGCTCCCATAGATTTGCTTTAGCGTTAGCAGCTACGTTATCACTAGAAGTGAACTGGCGCATGCCGGCGCTATTTGAAACTAAGATGCCTTCGCACACAAATTCATGCACAGTGGCAACTTCTATGTCGTAAGTGGGAGCAGTTCGTACATCAAACTCAATGTCCACAAATTTAACTGGTATTAATTCTGTGGCTTCTAGAACACGTATCAATCTATCACCTTGCTTCAAGTCTTTGGCTTTAACCATTTTGTAGTTGCCATAGACATCTGTTAACACAGCAATCTTGTGTTCTGCTGTACACTCAAAACTACCGTCTTGAGTTTTGATTCTGCAAAGAGATTGCTCACCTTGATCAAAGAAGTTAGTTACAGGGTAAAATCCTTTGCTGGTAAGAACACGATCTCCTATTCTTATCTTAGCGATAGGTACTAAGCCTGACTCTGTATGCACTAACGCATTGCCAGGTAAACACCGCCTAATATTTCCAGCCACTATAGTGCTTGCTGCTTCATCAATTAGCAAACAACATTCTATGGATGACAGCTGCCTACCAACTGCTTTATTAAGTATTGCAGAGCAACGCACAAATAGGTCTTTAATTTTAACAGGGTTAGCAACTCCACCAAATGATTTTAGTGGTTCACCATTTGGACGAACATGAGATAAACAAACACTTATGCTTATCTCTCCTTGATACATAGTATTAGAAGCCGCTTCCAGTAATAATTTATATGCTTCAACCCATCCGTTGCGACTGTCACCAACATACATAACAAATTTTCCGTTACCTGCGGCAGTCCAGGACGTTTCTTCTTGTCTTTCTTCTGGTGATACATCTCCTGGTTCACCAAAAACATCGATGTTAATACTGTTAGTAATTTTCGGTAATCTGCTAAAGTATTTTTCCTCAATGACTGCTCCTGTTCCGCAGCCCATCATAGCTAGATCCATCATTAAAGCAAAGGCGTTCCAGCTGGTTAAGTTAGTTGACGTGCAGTTATAGGCTCCAGAGTAGTTAGCTGGCTTTTCCAGCCATTTTGTGCCGCCAACCCAAAGCCATCTACCACTAGGTAATGATTTCATACTGCTTTGCATTTTAGTAATTAATGCAATTTCTTCTGTGTTTAATTTACCTAGTTTTTCCAACGCTTTTAACGTTCTAGAACAAACTTGTTCCCATGATTCGCGTCCATACTCTGTATGGCGAGAATATGTTCTGTAAAATACTGGATTAGCGGTAGCTGCGTTAAACATATTTTTTCTGGTAAACGGTTTTCTTACTGTAACTCAAGTGATACTTAATTTGGTGGATTGTAAAGTAAAATTTATTTTAGATATATATTGACAAAACAGTGAAAATGTGATATTTTAATATGAGCATTTACATAAATAAACATGGAAATAGAAGAAGAAATCAAGATTAAAGCCAGGCAAGCTCTTTATAATACTACGGAATATACTGTAGAGAGTTTAGTTTATGGAATTAAGAACAAAGAAATTACATTTTACGATTCAACTAAATGGAGATGGGATGTTCTAAAACAATCTCAATCCATTGAAAGCATGTTTCTGGGTGTGCCTATACAGGCAATATTTATGCTAAAGGAAATCAATACTAAAAAGGTACTAGACTTAAATTCTAGTATTGATTTTGTTACCACTCTAAACAACTTTGTTTTAGGTAAATTGACCTTGACAAAGTTGTCTAGAATAAACTCCTTGAATGGAGTAAAATTTAACAACCTATCAATAGATAGGCAACGCAAATTCTTAAAACTTTGCGTAAAAACTATTGTATTAGACAGAGAGTCTAGTATAAAGTTGTTTGAAGAAATTTATTAGGAGAGACGACATGAACACTGTAATTTTGGTCGGTAACACAGGACAAGACCCAGTAGTGAAATATTTTGAGTCCGGTGCGTCAAAAGTCACTATCACTCTTGCAGTGAGAGGTAGGGACAAAAAAACTACATGGTTTGATATTGAAGCATGGGGTAAGACCGGAGACATTATTGTTAACTATGCTCCAAAAGGAACGAAGCTAGCTGTCTCTGGGAGTCTCAAGATAGACTCTTGGAATGACACTAAAACTGGTGAAAGGAGAGAAAAGCCAGTTATCGTTGCTGAAAGTGTGAATCTTATCTCAAGTAAAAAGGATGGGGTAAATGAATAAAAAACCAATTTTTAAAATGTACGACTATGTACATATAAAATCAAAAGAGTCCAATCCTGACCCTGCTATTTACAAGATAGTTGGATTTAGCTCAAAGGACCAAACCTTTCAGCTAGAGGCAGATCCAATGGTCGATCCATTGATGAAAATGCTATCTAGTAAGTCCTGTTGGACCAAAGCCAATCAACTAGAGATTGCATCTCCTGGGCATCGGCAATGGACTATCGCCGATGTAGCCAGACTATACAAGGAGGCTAAACGCTAAAGTTGCAAGTAATTAATTAAAGCATCACCCAATTCATTTGCAGATGGATTGGGTTTTGTTATGTCTAATGCATCTAGCAATGGTTGTTTGTACTCCGTTGCAATTTTTAATTTAAGTACTGTTTCTTCTGGCTCAATAGATTCTTGTTTAAATGGCTCTTCCCAATCCAATAGGTCCTCTCCAAAGTTCAAATCGTCTAAAGTAAAGCCTGTTAGTTCAATGTCAAAATTATTGTCATCTAGAAAAGATAACTCATCTTGAAGTAATTCTGGGTTAAATCCGGAATTATGTGAGATTTTATTATGAGCAAGTCTATACGCTATTTTTTGCTCTTTAGACAGTCCAGAAATGATAATAACAGGAACTGTAGCTAAATTTAATTTTTGAGCAGCTAATAATCGTCCATGTCCTTCTAAAATTACTCCTTTCTCATCAACAGCAATTGGGTCTAAGAATTCAAACTCAGTAATGCTATTAGCTATTTGCTCTACTTGTGAGTCAGGATGTAATTTTGCGTTCTTATCGTAAGGAATAGGACGTTTAACATCCCACGTCTCTATGGCTGATATTGTTATTTTTTTCATATAAAATAGACAAGTTATTTACATTAACAGATTAACATACATGAATAAAACGGACATACTTCAACAGATGATAGACGACATACAGAAAGAGCGCCCAGAAATTGGAGATTGGATAGCAGAATACAGAGGAAAATCTGGCTGGTGGGTATCTCCTTGTGAACCTCGTTTTTTTGGTGATAACGGAGAATTTCTAGGGAAAAACTACAAACAAGCAAAACATGCAATAATTGAGTTATTTGAATAGGAGAGAAACATGTCAGTAGAAATATCAAAATATTTGTGTGATTTGACGTTCAAACCAATTGAGGAAATATTTGAGCAACTAAAGATTATGAATCAATTACTAGATATATTTGATGAATTGTCTTTAGACGAAAATGGTATACAAGTCCATAACAAATCCATAGGAATAAGAACCCATATTCCAATCAATCAAGACTACTCAACTACTGCTGCAATGATAGGTTTTGCTATATATGGTATTTTGTGGACTAGCGTGCTGCCAGATTATTTAGAAATGGTAAATAAAGAATGGAAACAAAGAAGTAAAGAATCTAAAAAAGTACAAGCTAGCACCTGATTATAAGCACTATAGAATAAAAAATGTTCTATAGTGCTTAGACTTATTTATTGCATTTTGCAGCTAATTTTAGCAACCAGTATTAAGACATATATTGACTTTTTGGTTAAAATATGTTTTAGTTAAAAAAATAATTAAAGAACATGGAAAATTTACAAATAACGGCACATTTGCAGTCGCCTATCGCTGTTTACGATAACTATAGTCCATCATTAGATGGATTATTGCAGTACTTTTTTTTGTTAAAACAGGGAATACCTATTAATCCCAATCCAACTGAAGCGGATTTAATTGATGTTGATTTGCCATTACTAAAAATTAAACTAAGCAATGATGATTGGTATTGGGCTGTCAGTTCACCTCATTACCAATATTCTGAAGCTGTAATAGCTAAATACAGGAAAAGATGGGATTATCAGGAGTCTAACTGTAATTGGGGTAAAAAGAAAGCTAAAGTAGATGTTTCGGTAGGACATACTAAATCTTACGATTTACCATTACCAGTTAAAACAGTTTCTAGAATTGATTGGTTTGCGGTAGGTAATGCCAAAGAAATTATGGAAATTATTACTTCGTGTAAAGCACTAGGGAAAAAAACTAGCTACGGATATGGGCAGGTTTCTCAATGGGAAGTTTGTTTTATAGACCAGGATTATCATCTTTTCAGAAAAGACAAATTAGCTCGCCCTATTCCTGTAGAATACGCACAAGAATTTTATGAAAATGTATCATCAAGATTTGTTGATTGTCCAAAATTGGTTTGGAGTATTAAACCACCTGGTTGGCTATTATCTAACCGCAGAATGTGTTATTTGCCCAAGCATAATACGGTAAAAATATAAAATGTTATCTACCGGAACTGGCGTTAAAGCACCATGGTTAAAATCTGTTATTAGTAAAGCTAAAACAGTTATTGAGCAGTGGCTAATAGAGTGCGATTTTCAAGTTTACTGCTCAATCTCCGGTGGCAAAGACAGTCTAGTTGCCGCACATTTGATTACGACTGTCTATCCACAATGCCCATTAGTTTGGGTCAATCAAGGACACTTAGCTGAATGGGAAGATTGTATAGAGTTAATTGAAGATTATAAAGAGCAAGGATTAAACGTTGTTGAACTTTGTCCAGTTCGTTCTTTACTTAATCTTTATGTAGATTACGGCATTCCGTTAGACGGTAAAATGAATACTAAGCTGGACAAAATTATTAATCAAAAGTTGATGTATGATCCACTTGATGAGTACACAGAAAACAACAATATCAAAGGATATGCTTGGGGCATTAGATCTCAAGAAAGTAAAGGAAGAGCATTGTACTTGAAAAAACATGGATTAGTTTATAAAACTAAAGCTGATTTAGTCGTTTGCAGTCCTGTTGGATTTTGGAGAACTGAAGCTATTTGGCAATATATTGATAACTTTAGTTTGAAATATCCTGCTATGTATGACATAGATAGAATGACTGTTAGAAATGGACCACCAATTGGAACAACCGGTATTAATTGGGGGCGAATAGCTAATCTGAGATTACATTTTCCTGATAAATATGAAGCGTTTGCATTAATGTTTCCAGAGATTAGGAGGTATACATGACAACTTGTTTTTTCTGTGGAGAATCTGCTAGTAAAAAATTAGTACTAGGAGACAAATTTACCGCGAGATCTAGGGCTAAAAATCCTTTTTCTAACTTAATTTGCGATAAGTGTAATTTTGCTATCACTACTTCTGCATGGTATTACAATGAATCTAAACAAGCATGGAGTAAAGTATTTGCTAGATGTTGGAGTTGGCTTGAATCTACAACCGAGAGATATCCCGTCTTTACTTTTGGTGAATCTCCCCATGGTGATAATTTGCCAGTTGCGACCAAAATTCCAACTAGAGAATTAATTAAAAAATGGATAATAGATCCACCAGAACCACCATTCTCTATTTGTTTAGCAACTTCTGGACAAAAGCATACTTATCCATTTAGACATGTAGCTTATGACAGAAATTTCTTTCCAGTTTTACTAGAAGAGGAAATTGTTTGGCTAAATAGACTAGACTTTATTGAGTCTTTGAATTATTTTGAAAAACTTATGCAACTTGGTTTTTCAAAAACAGAAATTATGTCAGGGGAATATAGATCAGATAGATTAATGAAATGTATTGACGAATGGACTCAATTAGAGTCTAAAATAAAAGAGACAAGAGCAACTTCTTATGGAGCGCTGTTAGGATATGTGGCACGGATTTCAGACGCATGATTCAAAAATAGGATTAGCCAGTGCATTAAGTTACTGGTGCTTTTTATGCAGGGACAAAGACAAGTCTCCTGCAATGGGAATCAAGACATGGGAATATTTTCAATCATCTCTGTCTAATGCTGTTATTCCTAGTGGGAGTGTATCAGATTTCATAGAAAATTTCTCCAAAAAACTAGTGGTAAATCATTTAAATCCATCAGTTTTTTCTAGAATACTAAACCCACAACAAAAAATACTTAGGATTAACAACAAAGACGAAATTGTTGAGTTGAAGCAAGATCAAGAGAATGTAAAACTTCAATGGATGGGATGGGAAGAGATTTTACATTCTTTAAAGATGCAAGGAGTTACTGATAGACATATCTTAAAACAAATTAAAGATTGTCCCCATCTAATTGCTGCATTAGTTAGGCTAAGACATGAAGAAGAAAAAGAATTGAAACTTACAGAAGAGGAAGAAAATAATGTATAATCCATACGAAAATAGAAGTAAAATAACGTTTTATTTGGTAATCAAGTTATTATCACCTTTATCGCATATTGGTGAAGCTATTGGGAATCAGAGCAATTTAAGAGTTGAAAAGGTCAGAGATTTAGAGAACAATAGTGCAGAAGTATTTGTCTATTCTGGCAATGCTTTAAGAGGCAAAATATTAAGAAGAATAGGTAATAGTTCTTTCTTAAATAAACTCAAGGAAGGTGGATATTCTGTAAATCCTACTACCCATCAAACTATGTTTGCTGGCGGTTTTATCGACGGCTCTACAGGCAACGATTTAGAGCTAGACAAAAAGATTAGAACATATCTTCCTGGCATTTCTTTACTGGGAACTGCTAAGCCAACTGGACTATTTGGCTCTAAAGAATCACAGATGATTCCAGGGCGCATCAATGTGGGTGGAGCATATTTAGTTTGTTTAGAAACAGCTGAATATATCTACAACACTCTTCCTGCTGCTATTCCTTACAATTGTTTAGAAGCAGTTAAAGAGATTGTAGAAGCTAAAAACGAACTAGAAAAATCACGAGTTGAAAACTGGTTAAACAACATTAATTCAGTTGTTAGCACAGAAAAATACAGAAATGCTATTGAAAAATGGATGCCAAATTTAGAAAATGATCTAAAGCCTTATACGCAATATTTAACGTATAGGCAGCAAACCAGACAAGATAGCTTAAAAGATTCTGAACTTGCAAAACATTTAGAACAGGAAAACCAAGGACAGATATCTTTATTCGGAGCAAGTGATAAAAAGAAAGACAAAAAAGAATCTAAGAGCCAACAGATGATTATGGGTGATTGGCTACTCCAAAAAGGCTCCACTCTTCTTAGCCGGTGGGATAGTGATATAACTTCTGTAGAGGAAGGTTTTATCGTTAATGCTCTGTCTGAATTTGCTTTGGCACCTTATCTAGGAGGTAAAGGAAACACTGGATGTGGATTGGTTTCTGTTGATGTTTACTATCGCTCTGGACAAGAAGCAGGTCAATATCTAACAATTACTGAGAATTCATCTATCTTGTCTGATAGAGCAAAAACTAAATTAACCGCTTTATCTGATTTTTTAAGCAAAACCAATACTTCTAGCTTTCTGGAATAAAATAAAATAACCTCCGAGTATAATTCGGAGGTTATTGCTTTAAAATGGCATACTATCTAAGCTACTTTCTGCTTTGTAGCTGGTGTTTATCACCTCAATTTTTTTGCCGTAAATAACGGCTTTTTTATTTTTATTGCCATTTGGTAATTCCTCTTGATTTATATCAAGATAACCTTCTATCAAGACAGTATCTTGCTCCTTAAAGCTGCTAGCTTCAGATGCAATTACTTTAAAGAAATAATCAAGTTCTCCTGGCTTTGTAGGCTGAACTTTTATCACAAATTCAATACCTGGTTTTCCCCAAGGCAATTCAATTTGTTTTGGCTTCAACGCTATTCCTGTCAATACGATAACATTCATTTATTTTTGTTGTAACTCCTGATTCTATATTACCAAATTATGTTGTCAATGGCAATATAAATAAAAAACATTACACTTTGGACATTTCATCTCTCTTGCTTAAACTCATACTTTATTATGCAATGCCCTATTTTCAGTAAAAAGTAACTACCATAGGATTTTCCCTGAATTAATATTCAAGTACAATTCTATTTGACTAAATTATACTTTTAAGGCAAAAAGTATAATTTAAAAAGCAATGCTATTACCAGCTATCCCATCCACTATTAGCTGGTGGATTGTTTGCCGGGTCCGGCTGACGTTCTGGAATATTTCCTAGAATTTGTCCAGCAATCTCAACCTGAACAGTATCTTTTGTCCAGTGTGCTGCTTCTTGGAGTGCAGCCAACTCCTGTCCTGAGCAGAAGTATTCTACTGGCATTAATACTTCTTTGCCATCATTGGCATTGAAGTACTCCACAACGTCTTGTGGAAATAACTGTTTTTCCTCCACCATCTCCCAATAACGGAGATCTATGGGGTAGGAGCCGCCATTTGTCACTTTAGACAGGACTTTGTCTAAAGTGGCGAGCCACTTTTTGTAATCATCCTCTCCTTCTTCTGGAGTATCCGCACACTCCAGAAACTCTTGTTTTTTGCTTTGCTTGTATTCTTCCAACGAGCTAACACCCTGCACACGCAGGTAATTAGCTAAATTGTTCATTTGAATGTTATCTATTTTTTCTTGAATGTTCATAATATCTCCTTGATTACTCGCTACTCAATATAAACTACTTTTATTTTAGTGTCAAGTGTTTTCTGAAAAATATTTTAAATTCATACAACGCTTACCACTCAACAATCTAAGGTAAAATACTAGTAATGTAATCACTGAAAACAATGGAAAATCACGTATTAATACCGTCTTTAGAGTGCGCAGTACCTTTGCATGTGCTTCAGATAAAAAAGCTAGGCTATTTACCGGCTATTCCAGATGGCATACAAGAATTAATCGCGTCTCATGGTGACACGCTACTTTTTGCTGATAAAAGAGAGAAAAAAGGCGCTGCTGCTGAAATATTTAATAAGTTGGCATTAACCATAGCCATACTGTCTTTTAGTCCTGGTGGTATTAGAGTTTTTAATAATTACTGGAAAAGTGAATTATAAATAAAAGCCATCTTTTCAGATGGCTAAAGAGGAGACAACAATACAGAGACATTAGAACTGAGAGTAGGTTTTGCCGAAGAGTAAGCTATTCTCAGCTCTATTTAATTCTATTCCAAGATAAGCCGCATGTCCTGGTAATATAGATGGATTGTTAGCTACAATTTTGTTACAAATCAAAGTAGCTGACTTGCCAGTGTATTTAGCTACTTGTTCACCATCTTTAGTTACGTGAGTGACTAAAATGGCATTATCATCAATGCGAATAACAAAGTTTCCAACAGGGTCTTCAAAAACTTTCCTATTAACAATACGTTGATAATGACACTGAATAATATCATCAGCAGCAGTCCAAGAGTCTTCATAAATGTGAGCGCTTTCACTAATAATAGACAAAGAACCCATTTTAACATCTAAATAATGCTCTTTGATTTGATTGAAAATATGGTATTGCAGTTTTCTTAATCCCATGGCATTAGAAGTCCATGCAGAAAACATATCGTTACTGCGAAAAGTTGCAGTCATGTACAATTGATTGTCATATATTTTAACCCAAACATGATTTAAGCATGGTGGAGACGGTGATTTTATATCACTTTGAACATCCCATAGATTAATTACAAGTCTGTTAGAAATTCTGTTGTTTTTTAGATTATTAACAACAGATTCAACTTGATTAATGCCAAAATGACTAATCATTCTAGTTCCATAACTACTAGAATTATCTCCACCGTTTAACATTTGATAAACATATTTTTCAATAAAAAAATTATCTATGGGCAAATAGTTAGGCTCTGGAAATATCAAATCTTCTGGCTCATCTGTAATAACAGTAATAACGTTTAGTAGCTCCTGCCATAAAATATCGCTAGAACTTACACTAATTTTGCCATTACTTCTTACTCTATGCAATATTTTGACCCATGCTTCATGGATAAATCTTGACTCTATTCTATGCCCATTTAACTGCCCAGGAGTTATTAGATTAACTGGCTTATGTTCTGGAAATATCATTGGAGAAGCCCAAGGATTAGATGTTTTATCACTAAAAGATTTAACTTTTTCTACTAGTGAGGAAATGTCTTGAAATTCATACACTTGAACAGACATACGTAAACTATCAAGTGCAATACTTGGTATTTCAGCATCAATATAAGCCGTGTATTTTGAATCTACTATCCATGCTGTTCTCCCACCATTTGTCTTTCCCAGTTGAACTCCTTTAGCAAAAAAATCCAAGACACAATCTATAGAGCCAGAGTTTAAATCATATTTACTGGCTTTCAACAAAAATAAATAACGAATAGTTGTGTTAGCTAGTAAATTACGAACTAATAAATTAATTCCCGGAGTACAAGAATATAACTCTTTTATGACAAAATAACTGCTTGGATCTAAGTGTTTAGAAACGGTAGAAGCAATTGTCCAGCCTGTTGCTATGGCAATGTTGTTACTCATTGGAAATATTGTGTAAAGGCATATAACATTGTGCTTGATTATCTGGCAAATACGGGGGACATCTCCATCCCCACTCTTTTATCCTGTAATCACACATGAGTACACGCTTGTCATCTTGCAAATAAATACAAGGGACCGGACGACTAAGTCTATTGTCTTTCCAAACATGACAATCTTCTACTAATTCTTGTACTAACCAGCTTTTAACACCAGAATAAGATAGCGTTCTGTATTTGCCTATCGATTGAATAGCCTCTAGTAGTTCTTCTATTTTTTCTAAATCAGCACGACAGTACCATGTAAGTTCAGAAGTTACTCTCCATGGTTTTGTAGCTCCAGTACCAAGATTGTGCTTTTTGTTTAATACATAGTGCGGACTACTAGCTTTATAATACCAACTTGTTTTTTCGTTGGATAAATACCCAATTTCTAATGGGATATTCTCTTTTACTATTGCTAATCCCGACTTTACTTGGTCGATGCTAGGATTTTGTTTAAGCATTCTAGCGTTAAACAAAATTTGATATGACAAAATCCCATCAAAGCTAGGGGTCCAGTTATCGTTTAATGCAATAGGATTAACCAAAGAGGCAACTATTTTAACATTAGAGAACATAATTATGATATGAATTACCGTGATATTTTAGATCTGTGTCAGCATTGTGCAAGAGCTTATGAGACTAAAACTATTATTGGAACTTCAACAGATACCGAAGTTCTAATAAATGAGCAACCTGACAAAATTATTATAGCGTTTACTGGCAGTGAATCAATCACAGACTGGAGACAAAACATTGATTTAAAACTAGAACCATTTCCATTAGCTGGGAATGCTAAAGTTCATTCTGGATTTTTAGAATGTTTTTTATCCGTTAAACACCAAATATTTAAATTAATAAAAGATGACCCACGTCCAATATTTTTAACAGGGCATAGCTTAGGAGGCGCTATAGCGACATTAGCTGCTCTTAGTATTAAAATTTTTTACTACAACACTAATCTTACTTGTGTTACTTTTGGATCTCCCAAACCAGGAAACAAATGTTTTGCCCAGTTATACTCTGACTTAGAAATACCAACGTATAGAATAGTTAATTCAAGTGATATTGTCCCAAGCCTGCCAAGATGGTGGCAAGGAGATTATCATCATGTTTGCCCAGCTTATCCAATTGGAGTCATCAATAAATTTTCTGTTTTTGGGTTAAGGTCTAAAATCAAAAACCATTACGTAAATGAATACGTAATGGCTCTTAGTAAAATCAATCAACCTCTTTTAGCTTTGTAAGTGATATCTAGCTCTCTCTTTGCTTCGATATTCTTAGGGTTAATTCTTAACACAGCTTTAAAGTCAGCTATTGCCTCATCATAAAAATATAATTTTCGGTATAGCAGACCACGGGTTAATAAGCTGTTTATGTCTCGTGGATTTTTATCTATTAATTCACTATATTTATGAATTAACAATGATTCATTACTTTGTGCTTGTGTTTGCGATGAAATAGAATTACTTGCAAACACGGCTATTGCAAGTGCTAGTCCTAATCCTGTGTGCTGTCCCATTGTTGACTCCATTTATAAAAAGCGATTACTGTTCTTATTTTACCAAAATGACTAACATCTTGGCAAAAAACTGGTTCTTTGTTTTTCCATGAATTAATTAAGTCTATTCCATCCTTTACAGTTGGCTTAGTCCCTTCTCGCCAAGACAGTAATATGAATGGTTGTTTCTCTTTAAACGGCATTTTAGATGGCAAATCAACCAAGACTATCTCAATCTTGTGATTCCAAAGTTTAGTCTTTAAATCAACAAAATATTCTCGCCCCAAATATTTCCTAGATTTATCATATTCAGCACTGTATTCTAGCGTTATATGACTTGGATTACTACGATCAAAAACAAGAGGAGCCGGAAACTCTTGGGCAACCTCAGCCCATAATATACCTTTTTTAGTACTGAATTTATCCATTTTATTCATGGTATATAACTACTTTTAATATATGAATTTAACATTAAATTGTCAAATCTATTGACCACAAAAACAAAGTAGTTTATAATAATTTGGTGTAAACATTTAGGCTAAAAGGTGTTGCTATGGAATTTCCATATGTAGAATTAAAAACCAGAACGTTGGTTGTTAACGAAAATGAACGAGTAGACGCTACTAATAAAATAGTATTTAATAGAGCTTTAAACAAGGCTCTATCTAACAAATCGTTTCTCGTTGTTGGGGAAGATTTTAATTTTAGAATGAGGTTTTTGAAATCTGGAACATCGATTAGACCAAGATGGACCTCAGAGAAAAAAATCGATAATCGGAACATAAAAAAATATTTGTCAGTAGGAGACCCACTGACAATTAAAACTTTGCTAGATTTTTACGCTCAGTATCGCGTTGAGTTTTTTACGCGAAATATAAGAGCAAAAGCCAAAGGTAGACCCAGGACTAAAGGGATAGTAAATAATCCCTAAGAACTGAAATAGGCTTATGTTTGGGATTTAAGACAAAAGCTTTATTGGCGCATTCTATGGCACCAGACAGGTCTTTAACATCAAATAAAGCTACTGCCTTGTTGTAATACGCTTCCCATGATTCTGACTCTTGTATAGCAGAATCATAGGAAGACAATGCTGCATTGTATTGATCCATAAATTCTGGATTACCTTGACTTCTTTGTTCAAGTCCTAAGTCACGCAGTTTGTTGCCTTGTTGAATAAACATATTTGTTGCCTCAAAATTAATTAAAATATTAACAAAAACTAAAGTAATTTACAATTATTTAACATAAAATTATCGATGTTTGTTGATAAAATAAACAAAGTACTTTTAACTGAAAAAAATATGGAAAGTCTTGAATATACCGATTTAAGTTACGCTGACTTAAAAGGACACGACCTATCAAATACTAATTTGATAGGTGCTAATTTAACAAGCGCTGATTTGACAAACGCTGATTTAACAAAAGCTAATTTAACGGGAGCTGTTTTAAGTAACGCCATTTTAGTAAATGCTAAATTAAATGGCGCTATATTAAAAGGCGCTGATTTAAAAAATGCTAATTTCACAGACGCTAATTTAGAGGAAGCAGTTTTGTCTTACTCTGATTTAAATGGGACAATATTCAAGAACGCTAATCTTAAAAAAGCAGATTTAAGACGTTGCACTATCCAAAAAACTAATTTGGATAATGCAAGTTTTAATAAAACAAGATTTTGGAACTAAGTAAAAACCTCCTTTTTTAGGAGGTTTTTATCATAAATCTATTGACAGTTTTTCTTTTTAATATTATAATTTAAGTAATATTTAGGAGGTAACACAATGTTTGTATATATCAACAGCGCTGGAACAGTGAAAACATTAACCCATTACGAGTGCCGTAAAATCAATTGCGGTGACTATCAGGTTTGGGAGCACAAAGCAAAAGGCGAAAAACCTTTGCAAGTGATTTTTAAGAAAGAACAGAAAGTTGACTTATATTTTAATGGTGTTAGCCAATCCGATGTGGCTGAGAACATCTTTAACATTAATCCAGACGACAAAAACAATTGGTTAATCTGTCACACAAACAGATCAATTGTTATTGAATCTTGTTCCAAAACATTATCAGAAGATGTCAGAAATGCTGTTAAACATTGGCATCCTGGAGTCTACATACAAGACTTTTTGTTCCATAAAGTCTTGCCAGATAAAGTGTATGTCTTGGCAATTAAAAACAACTCAGAAGAAACAACTAAGACTCTGAATGACTGGAAATACTATGTTTATGAAGACAAATACCAGGCGTTTGATGAAATTCATTTTGATGACTTAAAGAAATGGGAAAAGATAGTTAACGGTTAACGAACAAAGCCTAGGATACGTCCTAGGCTTTTGATTATTTACAGAAAGACATTTCAGCCATAGATGCTACATTAGTAAATTCTAATACTTCTTCAAAGTTTAGTTTAAACCACTCTCCTATTATTCTTTTTTGCCTGTAATAACTATGAAAAGACTTTTCAAGAGAGTCAATATCTAAGCTATATATACTATTTACCAATACCAAAGGATAAGGGTTGCCAGTTGTAAGCTGTTTAATTCTTTTTTCTAGATTTGTTGTTTTTCCAATCTTGTAAAATTCTCCACATTTAATAAGATATACAAACCCTTTTTTGCACATTTCTTCTTTTTCTGCTTCTTCTAAATAATGCTGTATTCTGTTTTGAGCCATTAAATTTCTTACTTCTTCTGTTTTCTTGACTTTAAACACTTCGTCAAATCGTCTTTCCAGTCCTTCTAGAAATAATGCGTCTGCAAAAGCACGTGCTAATTTATTACCTTTTTTATGCAATTCATGTATAACCAACGGAAAATATTCCAAGTAAATTACATTAATTTTATGTCTTTGCCCTTCTATTTGGGTTTGAGAAATAAAGTTACTGCAATCAAAATCAATTTGATTTTCTTGCTCTTGGTTAGAAAGATTAACTAAAGTACTTTTTTTGACTAAAGTTTTGATGTCTCTAGCAGCATGCGAAGATCCCAATGAAAACAATTTAGCAATCTGAGGGACAGAAACAGCATAAGTTCCGTCTGGCAACATTAATCCTTCAATTGTTGCAAAACCAAGATCAATCTGTGCTATAATAGATTTCATGATAGTAACTCCAAAAAGGGTGGATTTTACTATTATAGCAAAACTTTCTTAGGAGAGTTTTGCTTACACAAGTAATTAATTATGCAAATGGCTATTAATGGCTGGATTTCTCCCCCAGGGGACACAATATTAGATATAGCAGAAGAGCGCGGCTGGACAATAGAGCAGTTGTCACAGCAGTTAAATTACACAATTGAATATACAAATCAATTAATTGGTGGTGAAGCGTTAATCGATAAAGATGTGGCGGCTAGACTAGAACAAGTGCTTGGTAGTACATCTAGCTTTTGGCTTAACAGAGAATTGCAATACCGAATGTTACTGTCTAATTAAAACCCCGCTCTTGCTATGCCTGTAGCATATCAACAGATTGCGTTTAGGCGTATCTTAGGTGAAACCTGAGACTTCGCAAGCAGCAGGGTATACATATTATAACAAATATTAGTTTTTGGTGTAAAAAGTTTCTAAAGTACTTGACATTATAATAAAAAGTAGTTTATTTTAAGAGAGAAATATTTTAGGAGAGGAACAATGAAGACATTAAGTTACAAGCAATCTCAACAGCTGGTTAAAAAATTCTCCCTTAGTGGGGAGAACACTCCATTCTACAAGCTATGCGCAGTCATAGCGATGAAGCAATATGCGGTAAGAATGACTTACGACGGTAAGCGCCTCAGTTTTGAGCAAGTAGAGGAATGTTATGTACCATCTCTAGAATACGTTCTAGACACAGTAGAGGAAGCTGAAGAACTGCCTGTTGTGGCGGGAGAACTCTCCCCGAATAGGGGGCAAATCATTGCTTTAGCGGCGTATGTGAATTTCCGGTTTGGTGCCAGGGAGTTTTTGAGTGAAGTATTAGCATACAAACTCAAAATCAGGATGGTGTTAAGAGACGGACCGGACATAGGGATAGTGAAGTATGACAAAAGTGTAGAGATTGTTGTCTGTGAGTACATGACAGTGAGAGAGATGATAATGTCAATCAACTCTGCTGATGCGGAGATGGTGGATGAGAGAGAGTTAACAAAGTGGCGTAATCAGTTTTTAGAGTTAGAAGAAATCCAGTCAATGGAGTGGATAAAACCCAAAAAAGAGACAAGAGTGAGCTATTGGGACGATAGAGATTAGATTTTTCCAAACCACTTGACAGGTAAAATAAAGTGGTTTATATTAAAAGAGTAAACGATTCAGGAGTAGGAAGATGAATACAACGGCAATTCAGAGACAAATAGCAAAATTCACCACCCTAGTGAAAGCTGGATGCCGGAAGTACATTATCCAGCTACTGGACGCTGAAAAGTTATTGGAGGCAAACATGTTCAAGATAAAATGTAATGAGTTACACATAGACATCCAAAAACAACTAGCTTTCCATTTGAATGGGAAGCTAGTAAATGGGGTATTGCTAGTATCCCAAAACCCAGAAGATATAAACTGGGAACAAATTGAAATCAGTATTTATGGCAGCATAGATACTGATGCTGATAGAATTTCCCAGTTGATTAGCTGGGAAGATGAAGATAAAGAAAATCCTCTGAAAGAAGTAGAGAAAAACTTTGCGTGCTTATCCGACTGGGATAAGTACGCGTGTCCAGGACACAAAGCAGCTATTATTGCTGCTTCCTCACTAGAGGAGGCAGTTGGTTCGGTAACACATAATCTTCCCAAAAAATACTGGGGAGAAAGATTCTCTCCAACAGGGAGAATTAAAGAAGTCTCCATACCATCTTTAATGGAGGGAGATGGTATGCGTGATAACACTTATATTCATAACGATTACGACATTCGTTATGAATACCGTCATGCAGACGGCACTACCGTCTGGGCAGGCGGAGACTTTACTCACGTTTGGAGTGAAGAGCAAGTATTAAAGTATATCCAAAAATGGATGTATGAATTTCTCCAACGGGAGAATATGACATGGGATGAATTTATCAAGTCAATTGAGCATCAAAGAATGCTCAATGAACAGTATGATTTACAAAGGAAAGCTGAAGCTGTCAAAAAAGCAGCAGCAGTACCAGTACCCGACTGGTTTGAGAAAATAAAAAGAAACGCTAGTAAGCAGCGTTTTTGGGTAGGAGAAGATTATATTATTTCTTATTTTTGGAATCCAGAGATAGGGCAAGTAGTGGAATCAATGGACGATCGCCGGAACGGACTGAATGCCGTTGATCGCTATAAATCCAAAGAGCTAGGCAGTGATGAAGCTGCTGTTTTAGCACAGATTGAACTAAGACTTGGCGAGAAAGAGGCTAAGATGGCTGCTAAAACGAGTATTCTAAACGCCTATGAGGCATACGTGCTTGACAGGCAAAAACGCTCGTTGCCTGTTAAGAGCTTTGAAAAATGGGCAGCAAAATAATCCACCCACCTGACGAGTCCATTAGCAATGGACGAAACTGCCGAAAGGCAGTCGTGGGAAGCTGTTTACACCCACAGGAGAAGTATGACAAAAGCATTAGAACGTCCAGTACAGTGGCATGCGAATAGATTGTCTGTCTTCAAAGACAGACTAATAGCGTGCTACTGTGTTTCTGTCGTTGTTTTAGGAGATGACGAGCTAGAAGAACAGAATAGATATTTTCCAGCCACGAGAGCTGGATTAGCAGCTGCTAAAGCTGTTAATGGGAGACACTTGTACAAAACCGAGATAGAGGCAAGATATGTGTTGCCGCACAATGTGAATATGCAATCACCAGAGTTTGAAAACTGGTGTAGAGAGTGGAGAGTTTTGCTATAAAGCACTCTTTTGTTGATTTTTCAAGAAGTTTAAGAGTTAAAAGTTGTAATTTGGATTAGCTGTAAAGCACTTTTGTATCCAAAACTTTTTTCTCTAAACTACTTGACGGTAAAATAAAAGTAGTTTATGATAAAGGAGTAGTTGAGAG